GGCGCAGCGCGCTCCGCATCCGTGGCCTAGGGACAGGAGAAGCGCTTTATCGCCTGTCGCCCGGCGGCGGTAGCCGCTGCCGCGCGGTCCGCTCGCCGTGCTTGCTCTCCTGCCCGCCGGCTGGTAACCGCTAGGGGTCGCCGACGGGCTCGGGTCCGAAGGGCGGCTGCCGGCCGTTCCGGCCGGCAATCGGCGCCGGAATAGCACAGCGGTAGTGCAGCGGTTTTGTAAACCGAAGGTCGGGGGTTCGATCCCCTCTTCCGGCACCATTCGAACTTGCGACCCAGCAGTTGAGTTCTTGGCTGTTTCGGCCGGGATTCGAGCCTTCAGGCATAATTTTACGCATATTTGTCGCAGGTTTCGTTGTGATGCGGTTGCGGCCTCTGCCCGCGCCGCACCGGCCTAGGCCCGCCACTGCCCTCGCCTGCCACGGTCGCGCCTCGACAAAATCCGTACAAAACCCAGCCTCGGTGTTCACGTTTCACCCCTCGCTGGACACGTCGACCATCGGCAGCGATCGTCGCATCTCAAGAGCGGGAGGGAATCATATGGCGACGTTGTTGACCTGGCTGCCGGCAGTGGCGGCCATCGCTGCACTCGGGTCCGGCGGATTCTGGGTGGCAGCAGCGATTATCGCCACCCCAATGCCTACAGCGTGGGCTAGCGGGCCGCCGTGGTCCGTGGTGAACAAGATCGAGAAGCAGGCGCGGCGAAATGCGATCGCGGCCTGGCTCGCCGCTATTTCGGCCTTTGCGCAGGCCGGGACACTTCTGCTGCCGAGACTGATAGGCGCCTAGCCTATCACCACGCCGTCCAGCCCTTCACATAGCCGCGGCGGCGAATGTTCTCACGGATCTCGCGGCGGGCGAATTCGCGATTCCGCTCTGTCATCCGGAAATTGTCCGCCCAGAGCGGCGACGTCCCCGAAGCGATGATGGGATCGGCGCCGATCGCGACGGCGCGCAGGATGTCGGCGTGGCAGTCGACGAAAGGCGAACACCAGCAGCAGAGATCGCGGCCGTCGCCGCCGGCGTGCCAGGTCAACTCCGCGCGGATCTGATCCAGCGTCGGCGGCAGCGGGCTCCCCTGCTGCCGGAGCTCGGCCAGGGCTGCATCCTGGACCGGTTGAGTCATATCGGTGAGCCGGCCGGCGATCCAGTGGGCGAAGAGCTTCGCCGCCGCCCATTGCCGGGCCTTCCAGGTGTCGAGATGCCAGCAGCCGGCCAGCGCGATCGCAGCCGGGCCGGCGACGCGAAAGGGGTTGCCCCAGCGGCCGAGGCCTTTCCCGGAGCGGCCGACATAGACGGTATCGCTGGGAACCCGCGCCCCAGGCTTCCGGCTGCGCTGGATCCGCTGCCCATACTGCGCCATCAGCGGTGCGCCTTGCGGGCCTGGTCGCGCGCGGCGTTGAGCTCGGCCATCATCGCCTCGGATCCCCCGGGCTTGTCGGGGTGGCGTTCGGCCGCCAGGCGCCGGTAGGCGGCATCGATCGCCGCTGGCGAGGCATCGGCGGCGACGCCAAGGATCTCGTTCCAGGGCTTGCTGCCCGGCGGAGGAAGCGCCGCGGCAAAACCGGCCATCGCGGCTTTCACCATGGCGACGCCGGCATGACGCATCTCGGTGCGGCGCGCCTCGAGGACGTGATGAATGGCCTGGAGGTTCTCGGCCGGCTTCCCGTAGATGTCGACGGCGAAGCAGCGCTGCTCGCCGTCCCAGAGGAACCACACGGCGACGCCGGGATCGGACGGCTTGTCCTGGCCCAGACTGACGTTGGACGAGATGATGATCTCGCTGACCGGACGGCCGCTGTCGGCACCGAAGCGGCGCAGCGAGTCGCGGACATTCGCCAGGGCGCCTGACAGGCTGGTCCGGAACTGGGATGTCCGACGGGATTTCGCGCGCGGCATGCCGTGCGGCCAGGACAGCGGATAGGGAGTCGTCATCGTTTCACCCTGAAGTGCGAGGCCGGCCAGGCCAGCTTGAGATGCCCGATCGCCGGCTGATGCGCGGTGACCGCCACGCCGAAATCCCGTTCCACGGCGGCGCCGGCGATGATCGAGAACAGCACGGACGCTCCGCCCGGGAAGCGCTCGAGGTCCCCGGCGCGGCCGCGGAGGTGCGGGCAGTGCTTCAAGGCGAGCTCAGCGCAGCAGCGATGCACCGGCGACTCGGCCGTCATGAACCAGCCTTCATTGAATTCGCCGAGCTTGAACCACCAGCGATCGCCGGCGGGCGTCTCGTCCCCGCAGACGGTGCAGCGCATCTCCATGATAGAGCGGCGCTGCCGGACGAAATGCGGCTTCGCGAAGACCGGCTTGCCGACGCCGGGATTGTGCGGCGAGCACATCGCCCGCTTGCCCTTGGCCCAGCGGCACGGTCGGACCTCATAGCGGTCCTCGCCGGTCCAGGACGCATTCCAGGGAACGATGGCGCCGCCGTAGCTCAGGACCGGCATGACCGCTCCCTCTTCGCCCATTCCCAGCCATGGATCACGGCATCATGCGGGAGAGCGTAGTGACGCTCGCAGCGGAATCGAGCGACATACCGGGCGCCAGGCTTCGTCGGCATCAGGATCTCGACGACCTTGAAGGCGGTGCGGCCGCGCGCCGCCATGATGTAGTCGCCCAGCCGCGGCAGTTCGCCCGGCCAGTGCAGGGCCGTGAGCATGGCCGGCTTCATAGACCTTCTCCACGCAGCAAGCCGTCTTCGCATTGGCCTCCGCCGCCGTCTCCACCATCCCAATTGGTGCCGTCGAAATCTGCAACGATCAGGCGACGGCCGCGCTCGTCGGCATCGCCGCGAAGCGAACCGCTGCCGGCGCCGCCAAAAAGGATCAGCCCGAGTCTGTTCGCGTCTTTCATGGCTCTATTGATGCGGCGTGCGATCCTGTCGACGGCTTTCACGTCAAGCCCCATCGCGCGGCACTCGTCTTCGTTCGCCAGCATCACGCCCCCTCCTCATCGGCGGGCATGCTTCGGCGCCAGCGTTCGCTGCGCCATTCGGGCGCGTCATTCGGCCAGAACCGCGCCGCATCCTCGAAGAGGACCGGGACCTCGGAGGGGTTTTCGTTATACTGGCGGCCGCCGCGCGCGCCGGCGCAGATGGCGAGCGCCTGCTCGCGGTCATAACGGCCTGCTTCCTCGAGCTTGGCGCGATAGCCAGCTTCGTCAGGCCCCCACCATGCGCTATGCTCGTTGGACCAGACGACGTAATCCGCTGCGCAGACCATCTTCCCTGCCTTCGGGGTCGGGAGGGATGCCAGCGCGAAGTCGGCCAGCTTGCGGTAGCGCTGCCAGCGAGGGCTCGACTGATCGGGGAGCCAATCGAGCTCGATGCCATCGCCTCTCGCTATCGCGCGCGCAACGCTGTCTCGCGCTTCTGCTTCGGCAGGTGTCGAGAGACCCGGTAGGGGGCCGCGACCGTGGCGTGTCGCTCGCTTGGCACGGATGCGCGCGATCGTCTCCGGCCGGATGAGGTTTGCGAGATCGGCTTCGGCGCATTCCATCAGGCCGTATCCGGCCTCATTGGCCAACGATGTCAGCGAGGTCATAGCCGCGCCGATCTCCTTGCCGGGCTCGCCTACCGGGCGACCATAGGTGTAATCGACGAGAGCGTGTGCCTCCTCGCGCGTCATGCCGAAAGCCTGACAAACTTCGTTGGCCTCCTCCGCAAAGCGATCACGGCGCTCGGCAACGTCGGTGGGGTCGCCATCGAACAGAACCGCGCACGCCTGCGCCACCCGGCTAGGATAGCTCGCCACCGCATCCCCCCCGGTCGGCAAGGCTTCTGCCTCGGCACGGGGAGCCTTGAACTTCACAGAACGCGGCTCGATCCGGTCCAGCGAACCGTCCGCATTGACGCGCAAGTACCCCGCGCCGAATAGACAAGCATCTTCCCGCGCTTCTGCCTCGGCAGGGGATGGCGACGCGGGAGCGGACAGGGCGGCGTCACGCGCCTTGGGGAAAGGCTGCCACAGGGTTGGGTTCTCAAAAGACTGGTTCTCGAAATCATACCAGCCCTCGCGACGACGGCCTTCGCCATCATCCTCGACCTGCCAGCCGCACTGATAGGTGAAAGGCCCTTCGCATGCGATGAAGGTGACGCGTTCGTCTTTAGGCGCCGTGCTGATATCTCTCCATCCGTCCCCGCCGCCCGCAGGCTCCGAGGCGGACTTGGCGAGGGTGGCGGGGCCTGTCCAGCGTTCCTGCACGTCCGCGAAGGGCGGAATTTCCTGACCGAAGCGACCCTGTTCCCATGCGTCCCATGCGCCTCCCTTGACCCGACTGCGCCATTCCCACGCTCCGCTCGTCTGGGAAGGCAAGGCTTCTGCTGGGGACGTCACGCCACGATCCTCCGTTCGAGCTCGGCGATGGCTCCATCGATATCGGAGCGCTGCCGGCGCATGTGCTCGAGCTGCTGCTGGAGCCTCTCTCGGTCGAATTGCCCGGCCTGGATCTCGCGCAGGCTGAAGCCCAGACCTGTGAGCTCGACGATTCTGCGGATCCGCTCCCGATCGGCGTCGGAGTACAGGCGTTCGCGGCCCTTGCGCGTCGGCTTGATCAGGCCGCGCTGTTCGTAGAAGCGCAGGGCCCGCAGGGTCAGGCCGAATTCCGCGGCCATCTGGCCGATGCCATAGGTCGTCATCGCTGCGATTCCTTCTCAGTGCGGCGTTTGAGGGTGCTGAGCTTGTGCTGCAGCTTCGCCCTGGCCAGCAGCGTCGGCTTCAGCTCGGCAGGCGCGTCGTCGAAGGCGAGGAAGGTCTTGTGCCGACCACCGTTGAGGCGGGCGAGGACGGCGCGCGGCACCGCCTCCCAGTTCGACGGATCGGTGTTGGTCTTGTCGCCGTCGAGGCATTTCAGGACGAAGCCTTCCGGCAGCGGGCCGTTGGCCTTCTCCCAAAGCCAGCGATGCTTGTGGACCTGCCTGGTCGCGGCGCCGGTCCAGGGGTTGCGTTCCTCGACGATCAGGATGACGTAGCCGTCCTGTTCGTCGATGCGCTCATGCCCGGGCCCGCGATAGGTGTGAGGCCGCTGCCCCTTCTTGAAGTGCGTCCGGACGGCGTTCGGATGAAGCCCGCCGGTACCCGGCGCGCAGCGCTTGCCCTTGTTCCGCGGCGCCTGGCCTTTCTCGAACCGGCCCGTACGCCCGGTCTTCCAGCGCTGGCGCTTCCGCGCCGCCCTGACCTGGGCAGGAGAAACGTCCTCCCGGCCGAAAGCCGCGCGGAACCCGCGATAATACTCCTCGTGTGGCAGGGTGGCGTTGGCCCGTAGCCAGGCAACCTCCTCAGCATTGAACAGCCGCAGCCGCCCGGCATAGCGGCCTCCGGCCCGGCCGACCTTCCAGCCCTTGCGCTTCCGCAAGGCATGGAGGTGCTCCATGCGAACATCGGGCCTGTCGAAAGCGGTGACGAAACCGCTGTGATAATCGGAGATCACCATCATCCGGGTGGCCTCGAGCCAGGCCATCTCCTCGTCGCTGTAGGGGATGACCCGGCGCTTCATGGGATCGCCTTGAGGCCACGGCCTTCGATCGCCGGCATATAGGGCCCGATCTTCGAGCCGTGCTCGGCCATGAGCGATGCCGCCTTTACCTGCAGAGCGGCGTTGCTGACGATCTGACCGGAGACCTGGACGATCGCTTCCGCGCGCTTCACCTCGCTGGCGATCTGATCGGGCGTCAGCCCCTCCTCGCCGAGACGCTCGAGCTGCGCGAAGAGATGATCGTTGAGGTCTGACAGCTTGTTCTTCACAGCGGGCGCTCCCAGAGTTTCAGCGGCAGTTCGTAAGGCAGCATCAGCGGGTGCAGGGGATGGCCGTCCCCGGCCCTGCCCCAGCACTGCAGCTCGGCGCCGATCCGATCGGCGATCGCACAGGCCTCGCGCCAGCGGCCGTGCAGCCGCGCAGGTAGCTTCGCCAGCGGCCCCCAGGCGACGACCCGGATCTCCGATTCCCGCAGAGCCTGCTCGATGTAGCGGTCGTTCTCCGGACCGATCGGATCACCGACTCCGCGTAGCGCGCGGACATCGCGATCGCGCCAGGCGAACTTGTTCCAGACCAGCAGCCGGCTGGCATCCATGCGGCGGGCGAAGCCGACCATCCGGCGCATCGTGGCGTCGTTCTGCTCGCCATCGGCCGTCGACGGGTTGACCAACCCGATCGAGATCACCGGGCCGGGCCCGCCGAATTCACGAACGGCGAGGTAGCGGTACCGTCCGCAAGGCGAGGTCACAGCCGACCCGGCGGGAGGTGTGGCGGGGAACAGCGTCATGGCTCTCGCCCCTCGAAAACAGGCGGCTGGGCGATATGCGTGCAGCTATAGGCGAGGCGCTTCCGGCGGATATCGGACCACGCGATCTCGTCGACGCGGAACAGCAGCGGCAGGCCGTCACCCGGCAGCCATTCGATGATGCTGCCCGCCTCGGCATGCATGCCACCCCGAATACCCATGCGGATCGGATCGGACGTGATGAATGTCCATGGGTCGCCGGGCCTGAGGTCGCGCCAGGCCGGGCGGAAGCGCTCTCCGGCAGTCATCATAGCCTGCACTCCCATAGCCCTTGCGCGCCTTTCGCCGGGATCGGCGGCTCCAGCGGCTGGACGTCGAGCATCGGCCAGCCCCAGTTGAAGGTGCCGTCGCGGTCGGAATCGTTGCCGGCGCCGAACTCTCCCGCGATGTCGTCGCCGCGGCGCGGCCGGCCGACGACGGCAGTGCAGACGACATGAGAAAGCGGGATCGAACGCTCGCTGGCTGTGCCGAACAGGGTATCCGGCGACTTCGACAGCGAGGCCAGGATCTGCTCCAGCGCCGGGATGGCGATCTCGGCGTTGAGACAGGGATTGGTCATCCTGGCATCGCCCTTCAGCGCCAGCAGCAGGGCACGGACCTCCGAGCCCCGCACCGGCCGAGCCCCGGCGTGGATCGCGATGCGCTGACCGACGATCGCCGGCGGCGGCAGCCACCCGCGGAACTCGAAAGGCTTCGCCTTGATGGCAATCAGCGAGGCCCAGGGCTGCCACACGGTAAGGGCTTTCATGCCCGGGCTCTCCTGTTCATGATGCCGGCATGTCCAATGATTCGATGCCTGAAGGCTGGGAACAGCGAGCTGTCGAAGTATCGAGCGTCGCACTCGCCACATCGGTCGCGGCGCTTGCGATGCAGGTGTTGGGCATGGCTGACCGAGTGCCGGACAGCGACAAGGCGCTCCGCGCGCTGCTCGTTAATGTTGCTCCGGACGTCTCGGACGCGGTGATCGATGCCGCCCTGGGGCTGGTCGTTCACGCCCTCGGCCAAGTTGAGGTTCTCCGGGCGAACGGACTGCCTCGGCACTAAGAGTTGGCGCCTCATGAAAGCGCCTCCGGGAATTCGAGATGCTCGCGGCCGTCGAGAAGGCGCCCGGCTTTGGTCTTGCCGAAGCGCGCTATGATCTCGGCCCGCTCATCACTGGGATCACCCCAGACGGCGTCCTGGCCGACCAGATGACGTCCTGTGGAGGTTACGACCGAGCATTCGGCCGTGCCCGGGGGATGAAGTTCGCAGGGCCCATACTCCCCCCACTGCTTCAGCATGAAGGCGGTGCCGGTCTCAGCGCAGAGATCGCGGTCGGCGCGAGCCCAGTCCGGATGCGACGGGCGAGCGTCAGCCCCGCTCTCGCCGCCATAGATGATCCAGGACAGCCGCGGGCCATGATCGAAATCCGGGCCATCGGGATACATGGTCCCGCTCTCCCCGGTCAGCCAGTTCCACATCCGCTTGCCGTCCGACGACACCCCGCTCCAGCGGATCGCGCCGAGCGCCGGCTCGTGGCTGACGCCGAACCACTGCCGGCCTGCGATCGGAACGTTGAGCAGTTTGGGGATGTCACGATCGGCCTCGTCCTGGTCGACGACCGTGATCATCAGCCCGACATGGTCGAAAGCTCCATCGAGCCAGCCGAACGGCAGCTTGCCGGCGATGTTGCCGACTCGCTTGGTGAGCAAGATCCAGCGCAGATCCGGGGTATCGCGGATCAGCTCCCAGAGCTGGCGGCGCCAGGTCGGGTCGACGGCGCTGTCGAACACATCCGCCAGCGAGGCGCAGAACACCCGCGGCCAATGGCCATGCTTCGCTCGAAAGGCCTGCGCCTTCCGGTTCCAGATCCGCGGCTGGGCCCAGTTCGAGGCCGAGGTCCGGCGCCGCGGAGCGTGCGGCCCCCAGTTGGCAACGCCGGCGAAGCGGCGATTGCGGGTCTCGGCATAGCAGTGGTCGCAACCCGGGCCGACCTTCTGGCAGCCCTCCCAGGGGTTGAAGGTGTGGTCGCACCACTCGATCGCGGAATTCTCACCCATCGATGCGCGCCATCACGATGAAGATCAGGCCCAGGCTCAGCAGGAGTGCTGCAGCGCCCGCGGCGGATGAGGCCTGGGGGTTACGATCCCGGAACAGGGAGACTGCCCGGACGCCTTCCAGCGCTCCGAACACGCCGAAAACGGCGGCGCCGGCCTGAAAGAGCGGCATCATTGGTCCGGCCTCGCCAGGTGCGCCGGGATATCCGCCTCGCCCGCCTTCCAGCGTGCGATCATCGCCCCGAGCACGGTGATGATCTCGCCCCGCTCGGTTGCGGAGCTGATGTAGCTGCAGCGGCCCTTGGTCCAGACGAACAGCGTGAACGCGACGGGCTCGCCGGCCGCTTCGCGGATCTCCTCGTCGACGACACCGGCGATACGGCGCAGATCGCGCGATACCGCCTCCATGACGTGTTGGCTGCGATCAACCGTCGACATCGTTGTCCTCCTCGTCGTCATCGGCGAGGAAATCGTCATCCTGGTCTTCGTCGGGAGACTCGGCCGGAGCCGGCAGGGCGGTGCGCGACGGCGGCGCATAGCCGCGGTTGACGCGGATGGCGGAGGTCTCGTCCGTCGGCGTCATCGAGAAGATTGAGGCACCGCCGTAGTAGTGGCTGCTGAAACCGGTGATGGCCTGCGTCTCGTAATCAACCTTCGGGATGTCGATGCGCAGCATCTTGGTCCCGAAGCGCTCCTCCTCGCGGACGCGGCCGACATGGCGGCGATGCCCAAAGATCTCGACGACGCACCAATCCCAGCCGTCATCCTCGGTGGCCACGGCCGCCTCCTCCGTCGTCTGTGTCATGCTGCGATCCTCCTGGCCTGGTCGGGGGTGGCACCGGCGGCACGGGCTCCGGCCTCGGTGACGCGCCAGCTGTTGTCGGGGTAAAGGCCGGGGCGCGGCCCACTGTGCAGCCGGGCGAGGCCGCGACGCTGCAGCTCCTGGAAGACGAGATCGTCAGGCGAGCCGGGCTCGGCCATGAACATGTTGCGATAGGGGTTGCGAGCGCGGTTCAGCCCCAGGGCGTGCTGCAGGCAGTCACGCTCGTGATCCGAGATGCCGGACATCGTCATCGGGTGCATCACGCCCTCCCCTTCGGACGGCGCGCCCGTTCCACTTCGGCCCGGGCATTGGACATCTCGCGGCGGGCGTTGACCTGCCACGCCGCGACGGTTTCCATCAGCGCGCTGCGCATGATTAGCCGGCGACCATGCGGCGCCTTGAAGAACGGCAGCTTGTGGTCGTCGGCGAGCCGGCGGACCTGCCGCTCGGTGAACGGCTCGCCGTCGACCCGATGGATGCCGAGCGCGGCGAGCTCGCGGCTGACCGCGTCGAAGTCGAGTGCGCGGTCGCCGTCCGTCATGCCGTCTCTCCGACGGCCTGGAGGTAGAGGTCCATGATCGCCTCTTCCTCCTTGCGCTCGTCGAGATCGCGTTTCCGCATCGCGATCACCTTGCGCAGCACCTTGACGTCGTAGCCGATGCCTTTGGCCTCGGCGTAGACCTCCTTGATGTCGTCGGCGATCGTCTTCTTTTCCTCCTCGAGGCGCTCGATGCGCTCGACGATGCTCTTCAGCTGATCGCCCTGAACCGGGTCGTCCATGTCACTGCTCCTGGTGGATTGCGTAGGAATGCTGGGCGAGCTCTTCCGTCGACATCGCGTCGATGGCCGCCAGCGTTTTGTTGATGGAGATCTCGAGCAGCTCGACCAGGGAAGCCCGGACGGCCGCAACGTGCTCCAGCCCTTTAGGGCTCTCCGCCCGGAAGCTGGCGAGGGTCACACCGACGATCTCGCCGAGACGCGACACCAGCGCCGTCGAAATCTCGGCTTGGCTGCTGCCGCGCGCGATCTCATCGGCATACCAGTCGTCCAGCGCCGTTGTGGCCAAGCCAACGCGCGCCCGGAGACCGGCGGCGCCAGGGGCGCTGGCCCGCGAGGCGAGCGCCGCACGGCTTGGAGCGAGCTTGCGCTCCATGTCTTCGCGATCGACAATCACGTCGCGCCTCCCTTCAGTTCGATCTCGCAGATGTCGGCGATCGCCTTCGCCAGGTCAGGCGAGGCATTGCCGTTTTCGTAGGACCGCAAGGCATGGAGCGCGGCGCGCAACGCCTGGCGCTGATGCCAGAACCGGGCTTCCCGCAGCAGCGTGCGGGCAACGCCGTCCGAGCTGCCGTTGCCATGTGCATATCGCTGCAGGGCACCCTGGTAGGCCTCGCCGCGGACCACGGCCTCGAGCAGCGCCTGGTCGTGTTCGTCGACGGGGACGCTCATCGGCCGGACTCCATGGCGTGGATCACAGCCCAGCCCGCCGGGGTCAGCCAGACATAGCCATTGCCGGCGAGCTCGACGAAGCCGAGGCCGCGCTCGGCGCGCCCGGTGACCCGGTTATGACGGCTGACGAACAGGCGCTTGCCGACGGTCGCGGCACACCAACCACGCGACTTTCCCGCCTTGGTGGAAACGCAGCGGGATTCCGGCGATTTCGTCGCCCCGTTCGACAGGCCCTCGCGGGTCGCGGCGGCGATGATCTTCATGACCAGGATCTCGCCCGCGGTCAGGGCATAGCCGTCGATGCGGGCAAGCTTCCGGCCGACATCGGCAAGAGTATTGGCCTCGCCATGCGAGACGCCAAGCTTGCGGCCCAGCTCGTGGCCGGTGAGGCCGGTACGCTTCGCCTTCCGCGCCAGGGCGAGATCGAGCGTCATCGGCTGCCTCGCGCCGACAGCTTGACGATGCAGGCACTTACGCTCGTGCCCGACGCCTTGAAGGAATCGGCGGGCAGGTGTTCGACGAGGTCGCCGCGATCGGCGAGCCACTGCCGGAAGAAGAAGGTCTTCGAGTTGGTCCTGAAGACGATGCCCGCCGACATCACCGCGACGAGGACGCCGCCCGGCTTCATGCGACGCTCCGCCGCCATGACATGGTCGATATCGGCCTGCCGCGCGAAGGGCGGGTTCATCACCACCCGATCGAAGACGCCGATCTGGCCGGCCGCCGCGAAGGCGAGGAAGTCGCCCTCCAGGACCATGGCGTCGTGGCCGGTCAGTTCGCTCACCAGCCTGAGAGACCGCTTCGGGTCGATCTCGACCGCGAGGACCTGGGCGCCGGCGCGCAGTGCCGGCAAGGCAAGGCACCCGATGCCGGCGCTGGGTTCCAGCACCCGCATTCCGGGCTCGATCTCCGCCAGCGCGGCGACCCGCGCCGCGATTTCCGGAGGCGTGTCGAACTGCCCGAGCTCCTGCTTCCGGCCGACGCCCCCGCTCAGGATGACCTGCTCGATTGCCTCGCCGGCGTCGCCGTCGAACACATGGCAGCCCGCCTTGCGGTTCCATTTGCCGCCGGCGGCCTCGACGACCTTGTTGACGGCCCGGTAGAGCTTGGGCTCGATCCGGCCGGTCAGGGTCAGCGAATTGCCGGCGCAGACGGACTTGTCGAGCTCGGCGAGAACTTCGGCCGGGATCGCACGCATCACCGGGTCTCCCTGGACTGGACGAGGCCCCAAAGCGCCGAGGCCCGGCGCGTATCGAGGCGGAGGAAGGCGCGGAAGGGGTCGTGCTGGAACTGCGACCAGCCCAGCAGGTCCTGGGTGTCGAGCACGCCGGCTTCGACAAGCTCGTGCCGGTCGATCGAGAGCAGGATCCGCAACCGGTTGTGGAAGGCGCCGAAGCCGACATCCCCGCCGCAGCCGGCCAGCATCTGCTCGGCCCGGCGTTGGCGATCGGCTTCGACCGCGCGCTCCAGGCGTTGGGCCGCCGTCACCGTGACGATGCCGTCGAGCTCCGGCGCCGCCGCCACCAGGCGCAGACGCTGCGCGGCAACCTGCGCGGCGTCGTCGAGATCCGTCAGCGGCAGCCGGACCGATGCATCGAGCGAAGCCGTCATCGCGCCACCTCGCCGGCCAGAGCAGTGGCAAGCTGCGCCGAGTAGAGCCCGGCCGGGTCGCGGCCGAGCAAAACGGCCCGGAAGTGCCGCTCATAGGGAACCTGGTCGAGCTCGTTCCAGAGCCGCCACCAATCGCGTTGGTCGTAGATGTAGTCGTTGAGCAGCTGACGCTGGCGCCAGGTCCGGGCATGCGCCCGGTCGATCCACACGATCAGGACGAGCAGCAGCCCGACTCCGGCGCCGATGACGAACGCCGACATCATGCTGCCGCCCTCGCCCGCCGTATCGGCATCGTCGAACGCAGCGCGGGACGCTGCTGCGGCCGGAGCCAGCCTTCGTTGCCGGCATTGGCCTCATAGTCGATACGGGCGGATTGTCCGGGCGCGGCCTCGAGGTGCACCCAGAGATCGTCACCTTCCAGCGTCAGGTGATAGATCGCGCCGTTCGGCGCCGTGAGGGTGATGGAGCCGGAGCCGAGCTCGCGCGACATCGCGCCGATCTCCGCGCGGATGCCGTCCGCGATCTGGCGCAGTTTCGCCTTCGCCGCAACGGCAGCGATATCGCCGCCGACGATGAAGTCGAGCGCGGCCGAGATCCGCTCGCGCAGGTAATTCGTGAGCGGCCGATCTTCGGCCAGTTGCGCGGCGATGGAATCGACCTCGAGACAGAAATCCCGGGCCGGATCGGCGTCATGGCCGAAACGGGCGAGGCTGGCCATCGCTCACGCCCCCGCGCCGAGTGCGGCCCAGATCAGGACCGCGGCGAGGAAGACGCCGACGCAGGCGAGCTCCACCAGGGACAACAGCGCACGGCGGAGCAGCAGCTTGGCGCCATGGGCGCGGATCTCGTCAGAAGTCGGGAGGTAGCAGATCGGCTGCAGAGGCGCCGCGGGGGCGGCCGGAGGCGGCTCAAAGCGGATGATCCCGGCAAGCGGGCGGGCAGCGACAGGCGACATCGGATCAGCCCCGGATGCGTTTCGATGCCGCGATGATTACATAATGCAATCAACAGTCGTCAAGCACGAAATGTATTCACCGGCCCGTTATGCTGTCGCGCGGACTGGAGGAAGCATAAATGGGGCGGATCCGATTCGCGTCAGCAGCAGCGCTGGCGTTGCTCGCGATGCCGGCCATGGCTGAGTCGACGAGGGTGCCGGATGGTCGCGCCTTCCTGAAAGACCCGCACGCCTTCATCGGAAAGCATGTCCGCGTTACGTCGATCGGCTGCGTCGATCCCGGCGACGGTTTTCTGTGCGCCACGCGCCTCGACGGTCAGGTCCTGGTGATACAGGCTACCGCGCTCGGCCCGCTGACCGATCAATCCATCGCCGAAAGCCTGATCGGCCCCTGCAAGGGCACCGCGAATCTGGCAGCCCGCCGATGCCGGGTGAACGCGCTCGTCGAGGTCAGGGCTGTCGCGCAGGAGATGGTGGATACGGACGAAGGATCCGTGCAGCGCGTCACCCTGCAGGCCGGCGTGATCGAGATGGCGCGGCCCTAGCCGGCGAACTTCACCCACGCGATGCGCCCGGCCGAGACGATCTCGACCTCGTCGATGTCCTCGAAATTTAGGCTTGTCAGGTTGAAAAGCCCGTCGGGCCCGCGCTTGATCGTCTTGATCAGCCGGGTGCCGTCAGCCAGCACGACGAGCGCCATCCGGCCAATGAGCTGCTGCGGTGTGAGATAGCGGCGTTCGACGGCGAGCACGTCGCCGTCGTGAAACAGCGGCAGCATGCTGGAGCCTGTAATCTCATAGAGCTCGCAGGTCTCGGCGATCTCGAGCGGGATGCCGACCACCGGCCAGGCATCCGCATGATCCTCGACCATGACCCGGGCCCCGGCACCGACCCGCCCCATGATGGTCGCGACGACCTCGCCGGGTTCGGCGGTCCGCCGCGGCTCACCGGCCCCCGTCATCAGCCAGGCCAGATCGACCCGGAAGGCGCGGGCGTATTTGCGGGCATCCTCCTCGGAGAGGCCCTTCTTCAGCCGGCTGCCGTTCTCATGCGTGATGTAGGTCGAGCTCGGCCAGCCGCGATCGGCGGCCACCTGTCGCGCCGACCCCAGCCCTGAAGTCTCGCGTGCCCAGCGCAGCCGGGCGGACTGGGTCGACCAGTCCGGGTTTGTTGCCATGCACAATCTGATACGCGCGACGTGATTACATTTGGTGATTGACGAATCTGAGCGCATTTTGTAGTCACTCCTCATCGACGCAGTTTCGGATGAGCGATGACGCCGACACCGACATGCTTCCGGGAGCTGATCCTGGCTCTCGGCGGACCCGCGAAGGCGGCGGACAAAACCGGTCTGCGGCGCGAGCACCTGACGGTGATGTCGTCCCGCGACTCGATCGCTCCGGAGCACTGGCCGGCGCTGGAGACAGCCGCGGCCGATGCCGGGCTCTGCGTCGACGCTTCCGATTTCGCGCGCTGGCGGGCCGATAAGGCCGAGGCCAGGCGCGCGGCCGAAACCGCTGCTGCATGACGATCCGGGCTGACGCCGGACCGGAATTTGAGACGAGGGCTGAGACGATGGACATGAGCTTGGGGCTCCAGGGGGCGGTGGCGATCGATGACCCTTCCTGGCAGCTGCCGACCGGAGAGGTTTCCCCGAACCGCGAACCGCGGGCCCCGGAATCCGGACATCTGTCCAGCCGCCTCGGCTTCGTCGCCCCGGACTGGCTCGACCACCTCTCCGATTTCCTGCGGCGGAAGCACCCGCTGAAGACCGCCGATGCCGTAGCGGCGCGCTGCCGCGGCCAGATCTCGGCGGAGCAGGTCCGGAAATGGCTGAAGCGCCGATCGGCGCCGAGTGGCATCGCCATGCTGTGGCTGGCGACCTGCTACGGCCCCGAGCTGCTGCAGGCGCTCTATGGGCCCTCGCCCGTCGGGCTTCCGGGCTGGCTCGACAAGCTGATCGCCGTCGAGCGGGCCGACAGGCTGGGCGCCCGCCTGCAGGCGCTGCGTGCCGAGCTGGACACGGAGATCGCGCGGAGCCGGCTCTGATGCGCGGCCCGATGCGGCACTTCGCCGGCCTCTGCGGCTGGTTCTGCGCATGGCGGGCCTCGTACTGGCTCTCCGCCTGGCAAGGCAGGCAGGACGCGGCCGAGGACGCCGCCGCCCGCTACCGGCTCTGGCTCGCACGCGCCGGAGCCTTCTCCAACCGCGACAGGGGCTGACCATGGCGTTCAAGGACCAGTGGACACCGGAAGAGGACGACCTGCTACGGCGCTGCGCCGAGCAGGGGCAGAGCGCGGCCGCAGCCTCCATCCTGCTCGGCGACCTGTTCGGCGTGAACCGCTCCCGCATGGCCGTGCTCGGGCGGGCGAACCGCAAGGGCATCGCCTTCCGTGGACAGGACGAGGCGCTGGCCCGCCAGAAATCGGAAGCCGCCGAGCGCCGCAAGGCCCGCGCGGCAGAGCCGCCCAAGCCGGACGCCAGAGCAGTCGCGGCCGAACTACAGCGCCGCCGTGCCGAGATCAGGGCCGAGGCCGGGCGGAACCACGCGGCCCAAGCCATGGCGGGCTTCGCCGAGACCGCTGAAACGGCTGCCGAGCCCGCCGGCGACAATCCCGGGGTTCTCTTCCTCGAGCGCGGCTTCCTGCAATGCGCGATGCCGCTGCCGGGCTGGGATCAGGCCGGGCCCTGGGAGAAGCGGGTCTGCGGGCGGCCGGTGACCTTCCGGCCCGGCGCTTCCGGCGCTGAGCCGACATCCTGGTGCCGGAGCTGCAAGCCCCTGGTCTACTCGCCGAACCAGGCGCGGAAGCTCGATCCGAAGGCGCTGGCCAAGCTCGACAAGTCGATGAGGGCAGCATGACGGCGCTCTCCCGCGAATTCGCCGGCGCCGGCGCCATGCTCGCCCGCCTGGTCGATCTCGGCTCCCGGGCCGGGCTGTCGGCGACGCAGACACTGCTGCACGTCCTGGACGGCGCTCCTCTGCCGGGGCCGCCTGCAGCGCCGGCCTCGGTCGCCGACATCGTCGATCGGATGCGCGCCGCGGATCATGTCGTCGTCTCGACCGAGATGGCGCGTGAGGCAGAACGCCATGCGCGTATGGACATCGATATCGGCCAGCCGATCGTGCAGTTCCTCAGGAACGACGAAATCAGCCTCGGCGGTCTGCTCACGATCGAAGAAGCGCTGCAGCCGTCGGAGAAGCGGGAGAAGATCGCCAACCTCTACGGCTCGACCGCGCTCCGGAATGGCCGGCTCGCCGAATTGACGGGATCCACGCCGGGCTCGGTATCCTTCTTTCTCAATGAATTCCGCAAGGCAGGCGATCCCCGCATCATCCGGGGTGATCGGCTGCGCGGCATCAACTTGTCCGGGACTGAGACCCCGGCCGAGGCGCCCATGGCAGTAGACGGGGTCGGTGAGGACTGCGCGACGGCGCTCCCGAGCAAGTCCGACGACATTCTGCCCGCCGGGTTCAACGAGGAAGGCCGACGGGCCGACCTCGTCCCGGATGTTTTGCCCGAAGGGGCAAGAGAGTGCGCCGAACGCGACGCCGAGGCCCAATCCTCGGGTGGAGACGTCGCGGCTTTCCCGGCCCCGCCAGCCGTCCAGGAGGACGCGCAGGAAAAGGGGACAGTCCGTCAGCAGGAGACGACGCTCGAAGCGCCGGAGCCCGCCGACACCGCTGCTAGGCCGGCGGGACCCGGGCAGGATTTGCCGGATACGGCAGACGGCATGGTGGGCGGCTTTCCGGTTGCTGCAGCGCCATCTCATGCGGAGGAAACCGGCGATGAGGGGGTCGATAGCGCGAGCACCCCGACGGGCGGAGAGAGTGCCGCAGAGGAGGCCGGTTTCACCCCCCCAGCCGAGCCGGCCTCCTCGTCCTCTCCTTCTTCCGACCGACGCCCCGATCTGCATGAGCGGTTGATCGAGCTCTACGACACGACCGAGCGGACGCAACGCGATCTCGCCGCCGAGCTCGGACTGAAGGAATACAAGGCGTCGGAGATCCTGAAATCGGCGCGCAGCCTCGGCGACGCCCGCGTATCGCGGGGCGATTCCGTCCGCGCCGAGATCAAGGCGCGGAAGCTCGCCGAGGAGAAGGCGGCGCGCGACGGCCGTGCGAAGGCCGCGGCGCAGCAGCCGACGGCCACCGACGAGATCGTGCGGCTCTGGCGCGATACCCTGCTGAAGCAGAGCGAGATCGGCGAGCGGGTCGGCAAGAGCACCCCTTATGTCGGCGCGATCATCTCCCAGAAGCGGAAGGCGGCCAGCCCCGATATCCGTGTCGGTGATCAAGCCCGCCTGAAGGCCGAGGCCGAGCGCCTCAAACCGGTGGAACCAGCCGAACCGCCGCCGCAGCCCGTGCGGACCGCCGCGTCGCCCCTGGAATCGGCGCCGGCCGCGATTGCCCAGCCTTCTCAGGACGCGCCCCCCGCCTCGCGTCGAGCGCGCGACGTCGACCATCCCGGCGATCTCGTCCTGCTCAAGCAAGGCGAGGTCCTCGCCGTCGACCGCGGCTGGATCGTCGGTCCGGCCGGCGTCCTCAAGGGCTTCCCGCTGATCAATGCCGTGCTGATGACGCTCGCCGCCGGGGAGCTCTTCGACGCCACCGTCGTCGCCAAGAAATGCGCGGTCCGCAGCGGCGACGCCGTGCTCGCCCAGCTCAGCCACTGGAAGGCCGATCTCGGCACGATCGGCGTCGAAGTCGTCCGGGTCGGTAAGGCCGATGTCCGGTTGAGGAGAGCCTGATGCCTGCGCCGACCCCGATGCCGCTCGACGAGCTGATCCGCCGCCTCGGCAATGCCGCTCAGACCGAGATGTTCGCCATCAACATCATGGAATGCGCCTCCGCCCGGCTCGGTCGCGACGGCATCGACACGGATGTCGTCGCCCAGACCCGGCGGCAGGGCGAGGCTCTGGGGCTCGCCCATAAGATCGCGGTCAAGCTGCGCTCCAATCCCGAGCTCGTCATCGGTCTCGGGCTTCAGGACGTCGTCAGCCTCGGCGACCCGGCATGAAGGTGTTCTCCCGCGAATTCGTGACGGCAGCCGGATCGATGACAGCGCTTGCCGCCCGCGTCACCGGCGTCGCGGAAGACCGGTTGCGCCAGCAGGAATTCCAGTCCGACGTTCTCTGGCTGCGCCGGCTTTGCGCCTGGCTGATGCGCGATGTCGCCGGGCTGAAGTCGCTCGACATCGCGGCTTGGCTCGGCGTCACCCCGGCGTTCGTCAACGAGGCCTGCTTCACCGCACGGCGCCGGATCTCGGCGCGCGGGGTCGATCTCGGCCGCCCCGACGACGACGTCGCCCGCGATGTCGCCGCCCTGCTCTCCCCGTATCCAGTCGTGACCGCGATCTGCGCGCCGGTGCCGCTGGCAGACTGCATGATGGCGGTAGCCCTGGCCTTCGGGCTGAGCCGGCAGGAGCTCGCCGGCGCCGGCCGCAGCCTGCGAGCCGCCCGGGCCCGCCACTGCTTCTCCTGGCTCGCCGGCATTGCGGCGGCGGCGGAACCCAAGGCGATCGCGCGCCAGATCGGCCGCGGCCGTACCGCCGTTTCCCACGGCATCGCCTTCGTCAATCGGCGCCCCGGCTCCGCGTCCCTGCGTGCGGAGCTGCTCGCCGCGCTGGCCGGCCCCGATCTCCCCAGCACCGAGTCCCTGCTGCGCTTCGGCCGCGACCTCGAAACCCTCACCCGCTCCTCCACCATGGAAAGGCTGAATCCATGATCGATGCCGACTTCCAGGAAGACGTCTGGCCGAAGGCCGCCGACGACGCCCTCGAGATACCGCCGCCACTGCCCGACGACACCACCGTGCCGCTCGACCGCCTCGACGAAGGCGGTGACGACAATGTCAGGACCTCGGCCTCGAAAGTCGAGATCGAGGCACTCGCGGCTTCCATCGCGCATCGGGGCCTTCTGCAGCCGCTCGTCGTCGCGACGGCGGGAGGCCGCTACAAGGTCGGCGCCGGCAACCGCCGGCTGAAGGCGCTGAAGCTCCTGGCGAAGCGCGGTACGATACCGAAGGACCACCCCGTCCGGGTGACCTTCGCTGCCGCCCGGGATCTCCATGAGATCAGCCTGACGGAAAACGTGATGCGGGTGCAGCTGCACCCCGTCGACGAGTTCGAGGCGTTCCGGGACCTACAGGATTCCGGGCTCGCCGTCGCCGAGATCGCCGATCGCTTCGGCTTGAAGGAACGACAGGTCCGTCAGCGCCTCGCCCTCGGCGGCCTGGCTCCGGAGGTCCGCAAGGCCTGGCGCGACGGCCGGATCGGCCAGGAAAAGGCGGAAGCCTTCACGCTCTGCGACGACCACGACGTCCAGCGCGAGGCGCTTGCCGCCGGGCTGAAGAGCAAGAGCCACTGGAACGAATGGGAGGTCTCCCGGATCCTGCGGGCCGGGCGGGAGCAGGCGAATTCCTCAGCCATGAGCTTCGTCGGCAGGGAAGCCTATCTCGCCGCCGGCGGAACGCTGCGCGAGGATCTCTTCGGCGACATCGTCCTCGTCGAGGCGCCCGACATCCTGTCCCGGCTGTGGTCGGAGAAGGTCGAGGTGCTGAAGCAGGAGCTCCTCGGCAAGGGCTGGGCCTTCGCGGTCCATCGCGGCGAAGTCGAGCGCAGCTATCTCTGGGCCCGTCTCCCGCTCGATCGCTGGATGACCGACGAGGAGAAGGCCGCGGCGAAGAGGGGCGGCAATGCCGGCTGGAATGCCACTCAGGCGGCGACCAGGCGCGCCGCGGACGATGCAGCCGCCCGCGCGGCATCGGGCGTGATCATCGAGATCCAGCGGGACGGCTCCGTCGAGCTCGATGTCCTGCGGCTGCGGCCGGCCCAGGTCGACTCGGAAGACGGCGAAGAAATCGACGACGAGGACGATACCGGCAACGAGCACGGCGATGCGGATGGCAATTTCGCCGATGCGGATGACGAGGAGGCCGATTCCTCCGCCAGCACCGCGGCGGAAGATACCGGCCCGGATCTGCCGAGGGGGCTTTCCGAAAACCTCTCCGACGACCTCGGTGACGTCATCGCGGAATGCCTGGTCGCGGATCCGGTCCTGGCGCTGCGTGCCGCGATCGCCGGGCTCACCGCCTCGCGCTGGGGCTCGCCGGTCCGGCTGCAGCAGGACGGCTCGCCGCGTCGGAAGCTGCTGTATCACGATTTCAGCTTCACCGACCGGTTCGCCGAGCTTGCCGCTCTGGACCGCGAGCAGCTGCTCGTCGAATTCGCGAAGGCCGTCGCCGGCGCGCTCGAAACCCGCCGTTCGCAGGTCGATATGGATCCGAAGCTCGCCAGCGGCCGCGACGTCCTGGTCGCGGCGATCGCGCCGGACGCTTTTCGCGCGGCGGTGACGAAGGCCTTCGATCCCGGCCGGTTCTTCGCGCAGGCCCCGGGCGCGGTGGCGAAAGCCGCTGCCGAGGAGGCCGGGGCCGGTACGATCAAGGGCAAGAAGGCGGAGCTTGCGGAGCGGGCGACGGAGCTCGCCACCGCGACCGGGTGGCTGCCCGGGCCGCTGCGGACCGTGCACTATCAGCCTCAGACGATGCCGGGAGAGACGGCATGATCGTCCAGCCCGTCGCCGACAGCGTCAAGGCCGAGATCGTTCGCCGGTATCAGACCGGCGAGCCCATTGCCGCGATCGCCGCTGGCTTCGGCGTCAGCATCGGCTATCCAGCCAAGCTGGCGAAACGGCGCGGCGTGCCGTTGAGGCAGCCGGGAAAATCGAGCGCTCTGCGCGCCAAGCGGTCGCTGATGTCCTGGAAGCCGGAGGCTGACATGGCGCCGCGCCGTGCTGCCGATCCGGCCGACATCCGCGGGCGCCTGCTCGCCGGCGAACCGATGCTGCTGATCGCCGCGGATCTCGACCTCGGGCTGGATGAACTCGTCGCCGCCGCGCAGGCCGCGCCATGAAGAAGCGCCGGTATCTCTCGGAGGAACAGGCCAGCGAGATGCTGCGTCGCTACAGCGCCGGAGTGGAGCCGGTCAGGGCGATCGCCGCGGCGTTCGGCGTCGATCCCTCCTATCCCGGACTGTTGGCGCGGCGCAGCGGCATCGCCCTGCGGAAACCCAATCGATTCAGCAAGCAGCTGGCTGGGAGCGGCGAGCCTCGATGAAGCGCCGCGTCGCCAAATTCGCCAGCGAAGCCGCGATGTGCGCCCAGTTCATCGCGATCGCCACCGGCGCCGTCGCACGCCCCGGCTGGGAACGCCAAGGGCCGAAGCCGACAGGGTGGATCGCCTATCCCGAGACGGCTGGCTGGGACATCCTGCTGGTACGAGAGCGCGACGGATTCCAGATCGGTATCCAGGCCAAGCTCAGGCTCAACGACGACGTCATCCTGCAGGCGCTGGAAAGCCGCCATATGGCGTGCTTGCCCGGGCCGGATTGCCGGGCTGTGCTCGTCCCGGAAGGGACCGGGTCGGCGCTGCATCACCTTTTCTGCCAGCGCGCGGGCATCCAGGTCGTCACGCTCGATGAGGACGGCCGCGTCCGCCCAGAGGTTCCCCGCCAGGACATCGACGAGTGGGATCGCTGGACCAGCGACTGGCCTCAGATGCTGCCGGTCAGCCGGGAAGCGTTGCCTCCCGTCGTGCCGGATGTCGCCGCCGGCGTGAAATCACCGCTGCAGCTCACCGCATGGAAGGTCAAGGCGCTCAAGCTCGCCGTCGTCCTGGAGAAGCGTGGCTGGCTATGCCGCCAGGACTTCAAGCACCTCGAGATCGATCATCGCCGCTTCCTCGACAATCAATGGCTCGTCGCCATCGATGGCGCCTGGCGATCCGGGCCGCACTGGCCGGACTTCAAGCGGCAGCATCCGCGAAATTTCGACGAGATCGCTGCGCTATACGACGACTGGAAGCCGGCCGAGCCCGCAGGCGAGTTCGGGAGGCTGATGTGACCTCCAGTTCGTCAGCTTATCGCCGTTCGCTCGAAGGCCTGAATGTGCTTCAGCGTCGTGGCAATCTCGGAACGCAAGGCTCCATCCATCTGGCGGAGGAAATCGCCGGCTTCGTGAGCCCGGCGGACATTGCCGCTCCAATGTTTGTAGAGCCGATCGCGGACGGGAGAATCCTGCCAGATCCCGTTTCGCTGAATCTCGGCAATCGCCGCAAGCCCCAGCGTAAGGTTCGTCTGCATGCTGAAGAGCAGGTTGAGAACGATCTTCCGCGGCGCGGCGGCCAGCGAAGCATCACCCGCAAGATCAAAGGTCTGCATCTCGCGAAGACACTCTGCCAGTTCGTCCCAGCCCGACACCAGCCGTTCTCTGACCTGGTTGAGGGCGACCATGGGTATGGGGCCGCTGACGTCCTGCGGGGCGGGCGAGATCTGCCGGAGAAGGTCGAGGATCCTTTGGACCAAGGCGCGCTCGCAGTTCAACTCGGCAACGCGAAGCCGCAGCACCGTGGCGCCGGCGATGGCTGTCTGGCGGCGGGATGCATCGAACTGGCGGGCGACCCAAAGCAGCGTGGCGCCGGCGATCGCCGTCGTCAGAATGCTGCCGATCAGCGATTGATAGCGGTTCAGCCAGAATTCAAAGCAGCCGACGCCGCCGGCCGCTTTCATCACGATGCGGCGGCTCTCGATGCTGCAGGCCGGCTCGAGCCAGACATAGAGATGAAGCGCGGCCGCCAGGCACAGCACGATCGCGCTGGCGACGAGCATTTCCCGGGTTGGCCTCTGCATGTCCCCACCGTGCCGGTCCGGCGTGACGTGATCAATCCGCGGAGGGCGCGCGTGTGAAGATCCGCACAGGTCTTTTCCGCTACGTCCCTCACCCCAAGGTCGATGCCTATCATCGCCGCGGCTGGATGATCGTCGGCGATCTCGGTCGCGTGCACGGCTTCTGGTCGGTGTTGATGTGGCGCTGCGATTGCGGGGCGGTTTCATGAGGCCGCCCTCTGCGAACGAAAGGGCCCGCCGGTTGCACCCGGCGGGCCCCATCTTGCTCCGGTTAAAACTCCGGTATTCAAGCCGGCTCGAAGCTGACCACCAGACGACCGCCCAGAGCACGGGCTGCTTCGTCGAGTTGGTCCAGCTTGGTGCCGTGGCGCGGATTGAGAATACGGCGCACCTCGCCCTCATTGCGATGAAGCTTCTTGGCGAATTCGGTCTTCTTGAGACCGCTTGCCTTCCAGGCTTCATACACAGCCGCCTTGGCGGCCAGCGTGGCGGGCAACGCGATTGCGCGCTCGCCGGGCTGCAAGGCCGAAGGAACCGGGATCTCCATATCGTCGTCCATACGACCGACGACAGCGACCTCGATCGCATCCGCTGCAAGCGCGATCGCCTCCTCGATGGAAGAGCCGGAGGTCACAACCTCCGGAAGATCGCGCACGCTCACCACGTAATCGTCACCCTCGCGGGTGATCGCCGTGGCGAACATAAACCAAGCCATCCATTCAGTACTCCTCTGTGTTGTGGATCCGAGGGGTCGAACATTGATCATCGATTTGCTTCCCAGCCTTGTCCTCTAGAGGCCACCCGGAACTCCCGCCGACTAGAGGTCGGCGGGGTCGATCCCGAGTTGTTTCAGGAAGCGCTCGATTCTGCCGGGGTTCAGGTCCATCTGCAGGGTCGAAATTCGGTCAGCGACCGTGATCCTGTAGTGGGAGCCGTTTCCTTTCTTCTTGTCGACAGCGATGGAAATGCCTCGCTTCCGACAATAGCGCCGAAGGGCCCGGACAAGCTGATCTCTATTCACACCTCATCTCCGATTGCGATGAGGTGTGTATCGTACAAAAATGTCCGAAAGTCAAGTCGGATCGGACAAAAATGTACGACGCTTCTGAGGGCGGCATGATCATCCGCCGGCGCCGCACACGCAACTTCACGATCCTCGAAAACGAGGTGCTCGACGACGAGCGGCTCTCGCTCGCGGCGATGGGCTTGCTGGCCTGGCTGCGGTCGCGGCCCTCGGACTGGTCACTGTCGGTCGAGCATCTGCGCGGCCGCTTCAAAGTTGGCCGCGACAAGATGCATGAGCTTGTCCGCGAGCTCGTCGAGGCCGGCTGGATCACGCGCGAGCGCAAGCGTGACGAGGTGACCAAGGCCTATTGCGGGATCGAATATGTTGTGCTCGACGAAGCATCGCCGCCTAGCGCTGGTGTTTCGGAGGCTGAGCCACATCCGGAAAATCAGGACGTGGCCCAGCCCCATGAAGGCGATCTGTTCCCGGAGTGTTCCGAGCCACATCCGGCTTTGCCGCATCCGGCAAATCCGGACGCGTATATAAGAACTGAGAATAACCAAGAACTATCCCACACCCCCTTACCCCCGCTCCTGGCAGCGGCCAAAGAAGGTGTGTGTGCTCCGTCTTCGGTTCTCGATGCCTGCGGCTACGTCATCGCCGAGCCCCCGCGGCCGCCGGCGCGGTTCGACGAGATCGCCGAGGCCTGGCCATGGGAGGATGGCGAAAGCCGGATCCAGGCCGAGGCCGCGTTCCAGCGCCTTGTCGAGACGGATCGCCGCCATGCCGTCGCCGCTGCCGGCGCCTATGTCCGCAGCCGGGAGCGCGGCGGCCGCAAGCGCAGCCACCTGAAGACCTATCTCTCCGACCGGCTGTTCCTCGACTTCCCCTCCGACAGCACGACTTCGCTGCCGGCGAAGCAGGTCTTCATCGCCATCGGCACTCCCGAATTCGCGGCCTGGGACCGCGCCTATCGCGAGGCCGGCAAGCCCGGAATGCCGTCGGCGTCCCGTCATGAGGGCCGTTCCGGCTGGTGGCGGCCGACGCGCTTCCCGCCTTCGGGCTGGCGGCCGGAGACCATGCCGCGGACCCGCGACGGACCGGCCGCGGCCTGACCACGATCGGAAAGACTCGGGGCTGAGCCATTTCGACCAGATGCGGTGACGATGACGACGACGAAGAGAACGGGACGGAAACGGAAAGACCCGCTCAAGGTCAAGCGAGACAGGGCCGGGCGCATCCTCGACAGCGCCCTGATCCAGGACAGGGCCGGAACCCGGCAGGCTCAGGCTCAGCGTTTCCGGGCGCTGGGCGCGCAGGGGGTGCTGGATCCGCGGCTCGGCACCACGCTGGGCCTGATGTTCGTCCTGCATGTGCCGGTCCGAATAGGGCCTGAGGAGTACGATGCCGCCAGCTGGCTCGCCGATCGGCTGAAGGCCCATGACGAGATCGTGCTGGCGCTGCGGCGGTCGCCGCCGTCCTCGACCGGCGAACGCGGCGGCGGTGGAATGCGGCTCAACGCGCTGGAACTGCAAGCGCTGCGGGCGGCGGGAAAGTCCGACGCGCTCGTCGACGATGAGGCCCGCCGCATGATCGATCAGGCCGAAGGCATCAAGAACGAGATCAGGCGGGCCAAGGCCGCGATGGGCGGCGGCACGCTGGGCGAACGGCGCTGGAAAGCGCTGACCGCCTGCTGCCGCGACGAAGGCTTGGCGACGCCGGATCAGATCCGCTTCGCCGTCGAGGGCATGGTCGAGATGGCCTGGGCCGGTGGCTTCTACCGCACCAAGCGCCGCAAGGCCCGCAACGCCAAGGCCGCCTGGGGGCATGACGTCAACGCCGTCGAGATCGTGCGCGTCGTCACCGGCGGGCCCGAGGAGAAGCCCAAGGGCGCGAAGGCCGCCAAGGGAAGGAAGGAACCATGACCAGGCGCCAGAAGGCGGAACTTCCGCCCGAGCTCGAAAGGGGAACACGGCGCGTCCGCGAGCTCCTGCCCTATGCGCAGAATTCCCGCACCCATACCGCGCAGCAGGTCGAGAAGATCGCAGATTCGATGCGCCGCTTCGGCGTCACCTTCGGCCCCCTCGTGGACGAGAACGGCACGATCATCGCTGGCCATGCCCGCGTGATGGCGGCCGAGCTCGCCGGCTATGCCGAGATCCCGGTGACGATAGCCCGGGGCTGGAGCGAGGAGATGATCCGCGCCTACGTCATCGCCGACAACCGCCTGGCCGAGGAGGCCGGCTGGGACGATGAACTGCTCCGCGCCGAGATCGAGGCCTTGTCGGCCAGCGGGTTCGACCTTTCGGCGACGGGCTTCGAGGATGGAGAGCTCGAGGCCATTCTCGCCGGCGAAGAGGAAGCCGACGAGGAGAAGCCCGAGGATGACACACCCGATGAGGTCTGCTCCCGCTGCGGCCGCACCATCGTCCCGGACAAGGATCTGACCCGGCGGGCTCGGAAGAAGCGGAAGGCCCGCTCCACGACGATCACGGCGGGATCTGGCGCTGATTCGCACAAGACGGAGGGTGACGCATGATTGGCGGAAGAGCCGGCATCATGGCAGCAGCGGGTATGAGGCGGGCAAGTTCGGTCTCTCATCGGTGCGCGCCTCTGTCGATAGTGTCGATAGTGTCGATCCTAGCCCCCAAGGCCTTGCGCAATTCGAGGCACATGGCACACCAGAAATGCACCGTGACGAACTGTGCCTGCATGCAGGCGAGACCGTCGCACCCACGAGCTCCGCAGGTTCAGCCCCGGCGGGGCTCGTGTCGTTTCAGGCAGGGCATCCAGCCCACCCCAGCGAGAGGTCAGGCAGAGTTGCGGCGCGGCATCATGTGTTGCAGGGATGCAACGGCGGGTCCTTCCGAGGGCGGGGGGGCCTACGGAGCGCGCCGCCCCCCGCCGTATCACTCAATGTTGCCGGCCATAGGGGGTTCCGCCGCCAATCCGGCGGTCCGATGAACCCATGGCGACGCCGCCGAAAGCGGCGCCGGGCGTCAGCGAGGAACAGCTCGCGAAGCTGCTAGGCTGCTCGGATCGGAACATCCGGGATCTCGCGAAGCGCCAGCTCGTCGTCAAAGTCGCGCCCGGCCGCTACGATCTCGGCCGGTCGGTCCAGACTTACGTCAAGCACCTCCGCGACCAGGCGGCAGGCCATCGTTCCGGCGAGGATGACCTCGTCGTCGAGCGCGCCCGGCTCACCCGGTTGCAAGCGGAGGAGATCGAAGTCCGGCTCGCCGTCCGCCGGGGCGAGCTGATCGCCATCGATGAGGTGTCGCCGGCGCTGGAGCGCATCGTTCGTGCCGTCCAGCTGTCGCTGCTGGCGGTCGCGACGAAGGCTGCCGGTCGGCTGCCGCATCTCAGCCGACACGATGTCGGTGTCGTCGATGCCCTGATCCGCGAAAGCCTCGCCGATGCCGCGGTCGAGAAGCTGCAGGGCGCAGTCGAAACCGCCCGGAAAGCCGCGAAGCGCAAGGCATGACGAAACACGTCGGGCCGCAGGATCTGCTCGTCGAGCGGGTTCTGCGGCTCTTCGCTCCCCCTCCCCGGCTGACATTGTCGGACTGGGCGGCTGAGCACTTCTATCTGCCCGAGCGGTCCTCTGCGGAGCCCGGGCGGTTCAAGCCGTGGCCGTACCAGCGCTTCATCCTCGACGCCATCGGGGATCCGGCGGTCGAGCGCGTCACGGTGCTGAAGGCCGCCCGCGTCGGCTTCACCAAGTGCCTGATGGCCGCGATCGGAGCCTCCGCAGCAACCCAGCCATCGGCCATCATCCTGCTGGTTCCCACCGACGACGACGCCAGGGGCTTCGCCGTCGACGAGGTCGAGCCGGCATTTCAGGAGTCGCCGGCGCTGGCCGGTCTGCTGCGCACCGGCCGGAACGACGGCCGGAACACCATGGTGATGAAGGCCTTCCTCGGCGGGGGCTCTCTCAAGATCCTGGCCGCGCGCAGTCCACGCAACCTCCGCAGGCATGACGCGAAGCGCCTCTTCATCGACGAGGCCGACGCGATGGAGGTCACCGTCGAGGGCGATCCGATCGCGCTCGCGGAAAAGCGCACCTTCGCCCATGCCGACCGCAAGATCGTGCTGGGCTCGACGCCGACGCTGGAGAACGTCAGCAACGTCGAGCGGGCCTGGAAGCAGTCGAACCAGACGATCTTCGAATGCGCCTGCCCGCATTGCGGGCACTGGTTCGAATTCCAGTGGGAGCAGATGCGCTGGCCGGAAGGCGAGCCGGAGAAAGCCTGGCTCTGCTGTCCGAGCGGGAAGAACTGCCGCATCGAACATCGGATGAAGGCCGAGATGATCGCTGGCATGCGGCAGCGCCCGCTGCGGCCGGAGATCAAGGATCATGTCGGTTTCCGGCTCTCGGCGCTGATCTCGCTTTTCGCCAATGCCGCCTGGGGCAAGCTGGCGGCGGAGTACGAGAAGGCCAAGAAATCCGGCCCGTCCGAGATGCAGGTGTTCACCAACACCGTGCTCGGCCGGCCGTTCCGGCTTAGCCAGGCGCAGGTTGACGAGGACACCCTGCAGGCCCGGGCGGAATCGTTCGGGTTGTCCTTCGATCCGATCGGCGGCGCCTGGGACGCCGCCCTGCCGGCCGAAGTCCTGTACATCGTCGCTGGAGTCGACGTGCAGCATGACCGCCTCGAGGTCGGTCTCTGGGGTCTGTCCGAGGACCGGATGTTCGCCCTCGGTCACGAGGTCCTCACAGGCGACACCGCCTTCCCGGAGGTCTGGGGCGATCTCGACCAGTTGCTGCAGCAGCGCTGGGCCCATCCGCTCGGTGGCCGTCTCGGCATCGAAGCCTGCTGCATCGACGCCGGCGACAGTTCCGGGCGCCAGCGCAGCGCGCGGCTGATGGCCTTCACCCTGGAGCGCCATGGTGGTTGCCGGACCTATGCGATCCGCGGCGCCTCCAACCCGCAGCCGGAGCCGGTGAAGCGGGCGCAGAAGCTGAAGATGCCGGGCCGGCTCTGGCTGGTCTCGGTCGACCAGTTCAAAGCGGACATGTGGTCGCGCCTCGAACTGCGCGATCCCAGCCCGGGCTGGGTGCACTTCGCCCGGCACCTGCCGCGCGACTGGTACGAGCAGCTGCTCTCCGAGCCGCCGCAGATCGTCTACCGCCGCGGCCGGCCGCAACGGGAATTCGTCCGGATCCCGAACCGCCGAGCCGAGGTCCTGGACTGCTTCGTCTATGCCTCGGCGGCGCGACATTTCTTCCGCCCGGACTGGGCTCGCCGTGCCGCGGATCTCGCCGTCGGCGCCGCCGATCCCCAGCCCACGGCAGCCAAAAAGGACGCGGCGAAGGATCTCGCCGCTCTGTTTCGCAAGAGGTAACCCGATGTGCAGATGTGCTGACAGGCGCGCCGCGACCGCGGCCGGCGCCCGCGCCGTGCTGCGCGGCGATCTTTCCGAGGCCGCCCGACAGGTGAAGGCCGTGACGGCTTCCGCCCGTCTCGATCTCGAAATGGCGCGCGCGGCGGCCGCCGCGCGGCTGGCCCGCCGCTGATGGCGATCTTCATGGCCCGGCCGGGCGGGCTCGTTCGCTATGAGGGCCTCCGCTCGGCCGGAGCGACGGGCAAGAGCGCCGTCGCCGGCGGGACCGGGCTGGTTATCGACGTCAACGCCGCTGGCCTGCACGGGCTGGCCGACATGTTCGCCCAGGCCGTGCATCTCGCCCCGGTCGCCGCGGCACGCGCGCTCAACGCCACGAATTCCAAGGTGATGACACAGATCTCGCGGGTTCTCCCAAAGCAGACCGGCCTCAGGGTCGCCAGGGTGAAGGCCGCGCTGAAGAAACAGAACGCCTCGGCCGGGAGCCTCGTCGCTGCGGTCCATGCCCGTGGGCCGTATCTTCCGCTGTCGCAGTTCGGGGCTCGAGAAACCCGCAGAGGCGTCTCGGCGGCGCCCTGGGGCAAGCGCCAGGTGTTCGATCACACCTTCACGAAGGGCGGCCGGTTTCCGAACCGGGTCGCACTGCAGATGGGTGGTCACGTCTTCAAGCGCCTCGGCAAGTCGCGGCTGAAGATCGCCATGACCTACGGGCCGGCGATCCCCGTCGAGATGGTCAAGGATGCCAGCCGGGAAGCCTATGAGCGCACCGTCGCACGCGAACTTCCGGGCGATCTGAACCGGGCGCTCGGCTCGGTGATGAGGGGCTTCTGATGCTGTCGCTCACGCCGGAGCAGATCGCCGAGATCCAGGCGCAGCTCGCTGAGGCAAAAGCCGCCCGTCATATCCTGCTGACGCAGGGCGGCGTCGTGAAGACGATGACGCGCGCACGGGATTCGATTCAGGAGACACAGTGGTCACCGGCGAAGCTGTCAGACCTCGAGCGCTATATCGCCGAGCTTGAGCGCCAGCTCGGCCTCTGCCCCAGTATTGTCCGCGCCCGCTCGCGGCGGGTGATGTTCTGATGCAGCCCTTGCTGGACGCCAGCGGCATCCCGCTCCGCGGTCGGCCGCCGGAATCGACGCATGTCGGCGCCTCCCGCACGCATCCGGATCTCGCTGCCTGGCGGCCGCCCCGAATCTCGGGACAGGCGGCGATCTCCGCCGACCGCATCGCGATGTCGGCGCGGGCCCATGATCTGGCCCGCAACGACGGCTGGGCCTCCGGCGGGGTCAGTCGCGTCGTCGACTGTATCATCGGTGACGGCTGGCGTTGTTCAGCAGTGCCCAACGCCAAGGCCCTCGGCATCACGGCGGATCAGGCCAGGGATGTCGGCGACCAGTTCGAGGCGGCGTGGACGATCTACGCCGAGGACCCGGACAACTGGGGTGATGCCGCGCGCCGCCTGCCCGTCGCCGGAAACCTCGCCCTAGCCTATCGGCATTTCATGTGGGATGGCGAGGCCTTCGGTGTCCTCCGCTGGCGGCGCAGCCCGGCCCCATGGCGGACCTGTCTGCAGCTGATCGACCCTGACAGGCTGGCCAATCCGCCGGGCCTGCCGGAGAGCGACGTGCTCCGCCAGGGCGTCGAGCTCGGCGGCTGGGGCGAGCCCCTCGCCTACCATGTCAGAGTCCGGCATAGCGCCGACGGCATCACCGCGCCGATGAACGACCGCTTCGAGCGGGTCGAGCGGGAAACCCGGTGGGGCCGCCGGATCGTCCTGCACCATTTCGAACCGGAGCGGGCAGGCGAGGTCCGCGGCATCTCGCGGCTGAAGACCGTGGTGAAAAAGCTGCGGATGCTCGGTCGCTATGACGAAGCTGAGCTGCAGGCCGCTGTGCTCAACGCCACGCTGGCGGCCTTCCTGAAGTCCGACTTCGATCATAAGGCCCTGATGGAATCCCTCGGCCAGATCGATGGCGAGACCATCGCCGGCGGCATCGACGCCTATAACGCCAAGCGCGTCGACTACTGGCGCGAGAACATGGTCGACCTGCCCGGCGCCAAGGTCACCGCGCTGTACACAAACGAGGACATCACGTTCCCGACGGCATCGCGGCCGTCGGCGCAGTTCGAGATGTTCGAGCGCACTTGCCTGCGCAACATCGCCACGGCGCTCGGCACCACCTACGAGCAGCTTTCCATGGACTGGGGCGAGGTCAATTATTCCTCGGCCCGGGCCGCGCTGCTCGAGGTCTGGCGCGGCTTCTACGCCCGGCAATGGTTCTTCGGACACGGCTTCCTCGCCCCCTGGTACCAGGCGGTGATGGAAGAGGCCGTCGATTCCGGCCGGGTCAAGCTGCCGGCCGGGGCGCCATCCTTTCACGAGGCCCGGGCAGCGTGGTGCGCTGCGCGCTGGGTCGGACCGGGACGCGGCTGGGTCGATCCCTACAAGGAAGCCCAGGCCGCACAGCTCCGGATGTCGATCGGCGTCTCCACACTCGAGCACGAGGCCGCCGAACAGGGCCTGGACTGGCAAGAGGTGCTGCAGCAGCGCGCCTGGGAAAACGAGTTCGCCAAGAAGCTCGGCCTGCCTCCCGTCCATGGTCTGCCGCCCGATCCCGCGACTTATCCGCCTCCTCCCGACGACGAGGAGCCGCCCGCCCGCAAAAAGAAGGAGCCGGCATGAGCGAAGGGCTCTTCCGGATCGCGGACCTCGCCTTCAACCGGCCGCTGCTGATCGAACACGAGGCCGCCGCGATCGCCGCTTCCGTCCTGCTCCCGCGTATCGGCGCCGAGACGATTGTCGACCTGCCGGCCGACCCCCAATCAGTGGAGGCCTCGGCCTTCGTCGGCACACCGGTCTATCGGGCAGATGGCAGATTCGCCGGTTACCGCATGGCCGGGGACGGTGTCGCCATCGTGCCCATGCGAGGCAAGCTGGTGAACCGCGGCGCCTACATCGGCGCATCATCGGGGCTGACCAGCTATGAAGGCATGCAGGCGGTGTTCAATGCCGTCCGCAACGACAACCAGGTCCGCGCCGTCGTCATCGATGAGGACTCTCCGGGCGGCCAGGCGTCCGGCGCCTTCGAGACCGCCGATCTCGTCCGGCAGCTCAATGCCGAAAAGCCGGTCGTCAGCTTCGTCAATTCCCTTGCCTGTTCCGCGGCCTATCTCATCGGCGCAGCGGCGGGAGAGATCGTGCTCACGCCTACGGCCTCCGTCGGCTCGATCGGCGTCATTTTCATCCACCTCGACCGCTCGGGCGAGATGGCCAAGGCCGGGGTGCGGCCGACGATCGTCCACGCCGGCGCCGGCAAACCGGACGGCAACCCGTTTGAACCGCTTCCCGAAGCCGTCCGCGCCGATGTCCAGCGCGAGGTCGACGGCCTCTATGCGGAGTTCGTCTCAGCCGTCGCCAGCTATCGCGGCTCCCGTCTGACCGAAGATCGCGTCCGCGCCCTGGGCGCACGCGTCTACCGCGGCCGCGCCGCCGTCGAAGCCGGCCTCGCCGACCGTGTCGCCACCCTGGACGACGTCGTCGCCCAGCTCAGCAGCCCGAACCGCCGTCCCGGCGGGTCACAGCAGAAAGGATCGCGCATGTCCGCGACCGAGAAGACCGAGCCGGGCGGAGATGCCGGCATTTCCCAGGCGGAGCATAACACCGCCGTCACCGCCGCCCGGCAGGAAGGCCAGCAGGCCGGCCTCGCCGAAGGGCGGGCGCAGGAGAAGACCCGCCTGAAGGCGATCATGACCTGCGATGCGGCCAAGCCGCGCCAGGCCGCGGCTCTGGCACTCGCTCTGGAGACCGACGTCTCCGCGGAACAGGCGGCCTCGGTTCTCGCCGCCACGCCGGAAGCCGGAAAGTCCGGTCTCGGCCAGTTGATGGCCGGCGTCACCGAGGCCGATCTCGGCACCGGTGCCGCTCCGCAGAAGCCCGAAACCAACGCCTTGGCCGCTCGCATGGCGAAGCGGTTCGGCAAGAACTGAGGAGGCCTGCATGACCCTGCGCGGAACTGAGCCCAAGCGGCCCTCCGACGTTCTGAAGCGTCACGAGCCCGATTTTTCGCTGGAGGAGCGCATCGCTGCCTCCGGCTCCGGTATCATCCAGATCGGTCATGTCCTCGGTGCCGTCCTTGCCGGCGCCGCGACCGCCGCGGCCAAGGCCGGTGGCAACACCGGAACCGGCACAATCTCGGCGGTGACCAAGCTCGCCGATGTGAAGACCGGCATCTATTCGGTGCGTTTCACCACGGCCACCGCCTTTACCGTTCGCGACCCGAACGGTGACGTCGTCGACACCGGTACCGCCGGTGCCGCCTTTGCCAACGATATCGGCTTCACCATCACCGCCGGCGGCACCGCCTTCGTCGCCGGTGACGGGTTCGATATCACCGTTGCGACGGGTTCCAGGGAAATGAAGCCCTACGATCCGACGGCGACCGACGGCAGCCAGATCGCGAGCGAGATTTCGATCGGCTATGCCGATGCGACCTCCGCGGCCGCGAAGATCCTGACCGTCGCCCGCCAGGCGGTCGTGGTCCGCAACGAACTGGTCTGGGGCGTCGCCGTGACCGCCGACCAGAAAGCCGCCGCCCTCCTCCAACTCGAAAAGGCCGGCATCCTCTCGGCCCAGGGAGCCTGACACATGGCCGCCACCCAGAACAGCACTGTGCTGGATCTCTTCGACGATCCGGTCTTCTCGGCCCGGGCCCTTACGGACGCCATCAACCTCGTCCCCAACAACTACGGCCGCGCCAACGAGCTCAACCTGTTCCCGATCCGCGGGGTCGCCACGACCTATGTCGAGATCGAGTACAAGAACGGCGTCCTCAACCTGCTGCGGACCGCCGAGCGCGGCGCCCGCGGCACCGCTGGCCTCCGCGGTCGCCGGAATGTCCGGATCTTCAAGATTCCGCACATCCCGCACATCGACGCGCTGCTGGCGGCCGACCTGCAGAACCGCATTCCCTTCGGCGCCACCAATGTGCTGGAGCGGATCCAGGATGCCACGAACGAGAAGCTCGAGGACATGACCTCGAAGCATCACATCACGCTCGAAGCGATGCGGATGTCCGCGCTCGACGGCGTCCTGCTCGACGCCGACGGGTCGGTCATCATCGACTACTACGCCGAGTTCGGCATCACCCGGAAAACGGTGGACTTCGAACTCGACGTCACCACCACCGAGGTGAAGAACAAGAACATGGAGGTTCTCCGGTACATGGAGGACAACCTGCTCGGCGAGACGATGACGTCGGCGCGCGCGCTGTGCTCGCCGGAGTTCTTCGACGCCTACACGACCCACCCCAACGTCAAGGCGGCCTATCAGTACTACACCTCCCAGCAGGAAGTGCTCCGCAACGACGTCCGGCGCGGCTTCAAGCACGCCAACATCTTCTGGGAGGAATATCGCGGCAACGCCAACTACGTCGCCGACGACGGGTCGGTGCTGAACCGCAAGTTCATCCCGGCCGGCGAAGCCCGGATCTATCCGGAGGGGACCCGTCAGACCTTCCAGACCTATCTGGCGCCGCCCGACGCGATGTCCGAGGTAAACTCGGCCCCTGGCCCGGATCAGCTGATCTATGTCACCCAGGAGCGTCTCGATCACGACGCCGGCATCGAGTTCAAGAGCCAGTCGAATCCTCTCCCGCTCAACAAGCGGCCGGCGCTCGTCGTCACCGCGACGATCTGAGGAGCCCAGCGATGCGGATCCTCATGTTGAAGAGCTTCTCCTACAACGTCGACGACGCCGGAACCTTCCGGCGGACGTTGCCGGAGGGCCTGACCTTCGACGAGCCGTCCGAGGTCGCCGAAGCCGCGATCGCCGCCGGTTGCGCGAGACGGATCGGAGATCGCGTGGTGATCTCCGAGGAGGTCGACGTCGCCAACTCTGCCGACACCGAACACCTCGCCGGCACGGCCGCCGCCGATCACGGAGACGATGGTCTGGCGCGCGTCGAAAGCGGTCCCGCCGCGGAGCCGGTCAGCCCGGCACCGGCGCCCAAGCGGGGCAAGAAGGCCGACGGCGACGATGTCGCCCCGGCCGAGGCTGTCGACCCGGATTGATGCCGAGTGCCTTCACTGCGCGGCACAACGCCGCGCAAGCAATCATAGACGCGCGGCACGGCGAGCCGTTCCAACTGGTGCCGCGCGCCAACAAAGCCCCAGACCCGACGAGGCCGCTTCCTCTGGGTGCGCCGGTCGTCCGCGCAGGGGTCTTCCATGAAGCTCCCGCTGAATCTCGCCATGAGATGAACGGCAAGGTCGGAGGCCTCTCCATTCCGGGGCTTCCGGCTGGCACCCGCGTCGTCGTCATCTCGTTCCAACGCACCCAGATCCCGACGACCTGGCGCTCGGCCACCGTGCCCTACGGCATTCGCCGCGGCGATCTGATCCTGCGGCAGGACGACGGAAGCGCGTGGGTGGCCGAGGACGTCGAGCCCGGCGGACCTTCGCGCGTGGAATGCCGCGTGCTGGAAGCCAAGGACCCGGGCTGATGTCGCTGACCCGCATCGCTCTCAGGCTCGCGGCACTCGCCGCCATCAAAGCCTCACCCGCGCTTGCCGGTGTTGCCGTCTTCGACTCGGCCTGGAGCCATATCGACCGGACCTCCGACGATCCTTACGTTCCTGTCGTCATCGTCAGCACCGAGGACGTCCTGGTCGACGAAAACGAGGTTCGCTTCGAGACCAACCGTCGCGTCGACATGCTCATACAGATCTCGTTGGCGACGCTTGAAGGGGCATTTGCGGAAATCGCGGCCGACGACTGGGATACCGCCGAGGTGCTGCTCGACATCCTGGAACAGGAAATCGACTGGGCGCTGGAGCGCGATCCGACCTGGTCCGGCCTCGTCCAGCACGTCGACAAGAATTCCACGACGGTGCGTGACGCCTCGGGCGCGACGAAGATGCCGCACCGGTTGCTGGTGCTGAGCGCCAGGGTGTTCGAGATCGAGCAGCAGGCGCCGGCCATCGCTCCGAACCAGCCGGCACAAGGGCTCGATCGATGGGGTGCGGTCATCGCCAGCCTCGCCGCGGCGCGGCCGGCCGAAGACAAGGTCCGACAGATCCTGGAGAACCGCGCCGCCATCACCCTGGCCGAGCAGGTCCAGCGCCTCGCCACCGTTGCCATGAAATTCCGCCCGGCGATGGAGCCGAAACCGGGCGACGATGAGACCGTCGAAACCATCGACGTCACCGTCGAGCTGCCGGCGCCTCCAACTCCCTAACCTCTCCAGCAACAGGAACCCACGATGGCCACCATCAAGGTCAGGCCGGCGGATGGCGCGCGCGTCGTCCAGCCGGGCCCCGGCGGCATGCCGATCCCCGCAGACGGCATCGAAGTGCCGGACACCGCCTATTACCGCCGCCTCATCCTCACCGGCGATCTCATCGATCTCGGCGCCGCTGGGGACGCTCCGGCGCCAGCCGCGGCCGAGGTCACCTCGCCCGCCCCGGCACCGGAAACCGGCGGCCGCCGTACCACTCGGGCCCAGCAGGAGTAAGCCATGGCGACGACGACCTTCGACCAGATCTCCTCGACGACCCGCTCCGGGCTGTTCCATGTCGAGGTCCGCAGCGGCGGTACGCCCTACCAGGACCGCCCGCGCACCCTGTACATCGCGCAGAAGCTCGCCTCCGGCAGCGCGACGCTGTCGGTTCCCGTGCTGGTCCCGTCTGAGATCGCCGCGGACGCCTATTTCGGCGCCGGCTCCGATCTTGCTAGGATGTGCCGAACCGGCATGATGAACCGGCCGACGAACGAGTTCTGGGCGCTGCCGATGCCGGATCCGACCGGTGCCGACGCCGCCACCGGCATGATCGCGATCGCGGCGATCCCGGGCGGCGGCATTTCCGGCCCGATGATCGTCGAGATCGGCGGTGTCCAGGTCGTCGCTGCCGTTACGAAGGCCGATACCCAGATCACGGCGGCCACGGCATTGGCTGCGGCGATCAACGCGGCGCTCGTCGAGGTGTCCGCGGCCACCAATGCCAATGCCGGCGAAGTCGAGTTGACCGCACGGCATCCCGGCGCGCTCGGCAACGATATCGACATCTATGTCCCGGCCAGCGGCAACGCCATCGGCGGGACGCAGTCGGTGGTGACTGCGATGTCCGGTGGTGCCGCGACGCCGGCGCTCGCGCAGTGGACCACGGCGCTGGCCGCGCTTGGTGACGACGAGTTCGACACCTGGGGCCAGCCGTGGACCGATACGGTCTCCCTGGACGCCATCAAGGCCGAGTTCGACGAGCGCTGGCACGACAACCAGCAGATCTACGGCCACATGATCACGGCGAAGAAGGCGACCGTCGGCGCGCTGTCCAGCCTCGGCAGCGCGCGCAACAACAGCCACGAATCCATCATCGGCTTCGACGGCTCGCCGACCGGGTGCCAGATCTGGGCGGCCGCCGTCGCCGCGATCGCCGGCTTCCACCTCACCGATGCCGGCAACGGCGAGATCTCGCGGCCGCTGCGGACCCTGGCGCTGAAGGGGGTGAAGCCGGCGCGCGATCGGCTGAAGCTGTTCACGAAATCGAACAAGGAGACCCTGCTCTACGACGGGATCTCCACCTATGACGTCATGCGCGACGGCACCGTCCAGATCGACCGCGTCATCACCACTTATTCCCAGGCGCCGACTGGGGCGATCGACTGGACCTGGCTCAACATCAACCAGGTCTACCAGGCGATGTACGTCGTCCGTTCGATCAGGAACGCGGTGCTGACTGCGCATGGTCGCCAGGGCCTGGCCTCGACCGACCGCTACGATCTCGAGGCGATCACGTCGCCGGCGGAGGCGAAGGCAACGCTCATCGCCGAGTACAGCCGGCTTGAGCGAGCGGGTGTCGTCGAGAATTCCGGGCTGTTCGCCCAACTCGTCCAGGTCGACCGCAACGAGACCGATGCCGACATGCTCGACGTCTATCTGCCCTTCGACGTCGTCAACCAGCTCCATGTCTTCCGGACCGCCGCGGTGCTGTTCCGGCAGTTCCCGCAGCAGGCCGCGGCCTGATCCAGCCCTGAAAGGAGCCAGCCATGGCGACCAAGCGCTTCGGCGGCAAGATGACGCTCATCTTCGCCGGCCGAAAATTCGAGATCATCGGCAATTGTGAGCTCGACACGCTCGGCAAGTCTCGCGATAGCAAGGCGACGGCGAGCGGCAAGCCCTACAGCACCGAGGAGATGCTGCCCGGCAAGCTCACCGTCGATATCCTGGAAACGATCTCTGGTCCGGATTTCCGGGATGTCTTCGATCTCGTCGATGAGAACCTGACGCTGATCGAGCAGACCGCCAAGCGCATGCATGTCATGCCGGAGACGGAGATGACCGGCACTATCAAGCGGGATCGCAAGACCGGTCAGGTCAGCGGCGTCGAATTCTCCTTCCCGGTCGACGGCTATCAGGAGACCGCGCTTTGAATCCGGTCCGGATCCCGCTCGAGAAGCCGGTCACGATCGGGACCAAGGTCTACGACCACGTCAAGGTCCGAGCCCCGACCTATTTCGACTACATGGACATCGGCGAAGCTCTGTCGACCCGACACGTCGACGGTGAGGGCTTCACCGTCGAGCATCTCGACCGGCTGAAGGCGTACGCCGAACGCTGCGTCACGACGGGCGATGATGAGGTCGCCGAACCGGCGGTGCTGATCGCCGGTGGGTTCAAGCTGGCGCGCAGGGTCCACGAGGTGCTCTGCGATTTTTTGTACCGCCTGCAGGAGGGGGTTGGGACGACTACGCCGACCACCTCCTCTTCGGACTCCGCTGGCCGCCCGGCGACGTGATGAAGCTGCCGCTGCCGCATCTCGTCGAGCTGCTGGATCGGGCTGTGGACTGGCGCGAGCGGAACAAGGGTCGATAGATGGCGCGCGATCTTCAGTCACGCGTCGTCATCACGGCGGAAGACAAGACTGCGGCCGCCTTCCAGTCCGTCGCGTCGAAGCTGAAGGCGCTGTCGTCTGCCGCCAAGCAGGTGAAGACGGTCGCCGAACAGGTCAGCGCCGTGAAGTCGGCGATGGCGGCGGCCGCTCCAGCCGAGCGGATCTCGATATACCGGCAGACTGCACAGCGGACGCTCGAGCTGGCGCGGGCGCACCAGGAAGCGCGGAAGCAGTTCCGGGCAGCCGCGCGCGAGATGAGCCAGATCGGCCCGCCGACCCAGGCGCTCGCGCAGCGCTACCAGGGTCTGCGCGAGCAACTGCAAGGCACTGGCCGGGCCCTTGCGGACCAGAAGGCCGTGCTGGCCTCTGCCCGCGGTTCGATGCGCGAGATCGGCGTCGACGTCACCAGATTGACCTCGGAACAGCGACGCCTCGAGTCGGCCACGCGAGCCGCTACCGACGCGCAGCGCCGCCAGCACGCCATTCTGGAGCGCCGGGCCCAGCGCCGGGAAGCCTGGGGGGCCGCCATGGGTATCGCCGGGGTCGGGGCCGCCCGCATGGGCAAGAGCCTGGCCTCGCAGGCGACGACGTCGATCGCCGAGTTCGATATCGCGGTGAGGAAGCAGCGGGAATTCACGGATATCCCTGCAGAGGCGCAGAAGCAGTACCTCATCCCGCAGGCGAAGCGCATCGGCCAGGAAACCCAGTTCACCAACCTCGATATCGTCAAGGCACAGACGGCATCGATGCAGGGTTTGCCGAGCTCCATCACCGGCCAGATGAAGGCCGTCGTGGCGCAAGGCATGATCGAGAACGTGAAGAACTATGCGCTCGTCATGGAAGCCGACATGCAGCGCGCGGCGGAGGCCATCCGATCCTATCTGCAGGCGACCGGCAAGGACATCTCGACTAAGGAAAAGGCGCTCGCCGAGGCACAGAAGGCCACGAATCAGCTGGTCAAGATGGCCAAACTGGGCGGCATGAACGACGACGACGTTCAACAGGCGCTGAAATTCGCCGCAGCGACCGGGACCGGAGCCGGGCTGTCGCCTGAGACCATCATGGCGGTTGCCGCCCTGGCCCGGCGCGGGGGTCTCCGCGGCGACGAAGCCGGTGTGTTCATTCGCGCGGCATCGTCGAAGCTTGTCGCCCCGACGAAGAAAGGGCTGACCGCGCTCAATGCGGCCGGCATCGACTATTCGAAATACGTCTCGATGCCCGATCGGCTGGAGACGTCGGCGCTGGAAGCCCAGTTCAAGCTGCAGTTGGGCACCGGCTTCACCGACAAAACCCGCGCCCGCCTCGCCGGTGTGCTCTCCGACAAGTCGATCCTGGGCGACCGCGGCCGTTTCATCCAGGCGGTGACCGAAGCGGTTGAACAGCAATTCCCGAAGACCAAAAAAGGCACGATGCGGCCCTCCGATCGGGTCAATGTCGCGAAGGCCGCAGGTGACTTCTACAAGGTCTCGGCCGAACGGGTCGACTCGCAGAAGCTGCTCGACGACATCATGGGGTCCAATATGACCCTGGCCCAGCTCAACGCCTTCTTCACCGACAAGCATGGTGGCAAGGCAGGCATCACGCAGCGACAGCGTGACGAGTACAACGCCGCCAGAAAGGAGCTGACCAAGGTCGGAGACGATCCGGACTTCGCGAAGCGTAAGGCGGACGAGATCATGGGCGGCATCGGCGGCTCGTTCGAGCAGGCGAAGGGCGCCGTCGAGAATTTCGTGCTGGCCGTCGGCTCCGCAAACGAGAGGATCATCAAGTTCGGCCTCGACGGCTTCAGCGAAGTGCTGGATTCATTTTCGAAGCTTTCAACCGGCGGGCAGCAGGTGGCCACAGCCTTCGGCGCCTTGGCCGCGGTCGGCGGTGGCGTCTACGGGTCAGCTAAGCTTCTGGGCCTGCTGACCGGCGCGGGCGGCCTGTCCGGTTCGGCGGTAGCGCTAAATGAGTCGGCCGCTGCCTTGACCGCCGCTGCCGCGCGCCTCGGCGGCGCCGGCGCCCTGTCCGGGGCGACCACAGCCGCGGCGGGGGGCGGTGCGGCGGCCACGGCCTCCCGGCTTCCCTTTCTCGCCCGGCTGGGGCTGGGGACGGGTGTCGGCGCCGTCGCGGCGGGTCTCGGCTACGCGATCTATGAGATCGGCCAGGCCAATGCGGAAAAATATAAGGATGTCGCCCCGGGCGAGGTCCATAACGAGGGGCGCAAGCGCATGCATCGCGCCAACGAGCTCTATCGACAGCGCATGGAAGACTTCAAGCGCGATAACAAGGTCGAGCTCGAAGGCAAGGCCGACGTGAAGGTCGACGTCAGCGTGAAGCTCGATCCGAAGCTTGAGGCCAAGCTCGACAAAGCGATCTCGGCGACCGGCCATCTTTCCGCCACGGGCAGCACCGGCGTCGGATCGACCGGCCGGACGATGCCTGAAGCCTCGGCCGACGGGATGAACTACTGATGCCGGTTGGCCGCGACTGGGCGCGGGATCTGCGCCCGGCATCTTTCCGTGGGGTGCCCTTCGAAACCGACGACGACGGCATCCGAGATCTTCTTCGCCAGGCCGTGCACGAGATCCCGAACGGATCCTGGACGGTCGAGCGCCTTGGCCCAGGCGCCGGCGAGATCACGATCCGCGGTTACGTCGCCTCATCCCGCGCCGATATCGAGGCTGCCGCGCTCAGCGCCACCTTCAAGGATGACAGGCCGGGCCTGCTGGTCCTGCCCATGGTGGGGCCGGTGCAGGTCTCTCCACTCGAGCTCAGCCGCGACCGCAGTTCCTCGAAGCACGGCTATGTTTCGCTGTCGATGCGCTTCGTCGTCAGCCCGCCGCGCCAGGCCGGGGTCAGCGTCGACTACCTCGCCAATCTGGTCTTCACCGCGAGCGCCGGCTTGCTCGGGACGGCCGTGCAGCAGATCGCTACGATGCTGCAGACCGTTTCCACCGCGGCCTATGTCGTCGATGCCGCGATCGGCAGCTTCGCCGGCGTCGTCGCAGCCGTCGACCAAGTCCGGGCGGCGTCCCGCTCGACCGCATCTGCCGACGTCGCAATGACGCTGACGCGCCTGGGCTTCCGTACCGCGGAGGTTGCCGAGGATGACCGGCGCGCCGAGTTGCTCACCGAGCTGACCACGGCAGCCGTCGACCTTGCCGATGGGATGGACCCCGCCTCGGTCGCCGGCGGCTTCCGGCCCTTGCGATCTCTCGTCGCCGCGGTTCCGGACAGCGCCGCAGCTTCGGACGTCGCCGCTGCGGCGAACGCATCCGCACTGGCCTCGCTGGCGCGGATCTCCGCGCTTTGCGTCGAGGCGGAGGCGATCGCCCGCACCAGCTACGCCGATCGCGACGGCGCCGAGGCTGCCCGCACCAACTTCGCCGCTCGCGCCGGGGCGGAATCGGAGGCCATCGTCGCTGTCGTCCAATCAGCTGGCCGACGACCGGCAGCATCCTCGGTCGTCACCGGATTGGCGGAGCTCCAGCGCGCCGTCGTCGATTATCTTGGCACCGCCGCGCTCGATCTGGCGCCGCGTGTGACCGTCGAGACCAATCAGAGCCTGCCGGCGCTGGTCTGGGCCTGGACGCTCTATGCCGACCCCGCCCGCGCAGGCGAACTCCGCCGTTTCAACCGGGTACCGCGGCCGGCCTTCATGCCGACGCGGTTCCGCGCGCTGGCACCGACTGTCACCATCGGGCGCGGCCCCTGATGCTCGAAGTTCGTGAGAACGTCAGCATCATGGTCGGCGGCGAGCCATGGCCGGACTGGGAAAGCCTGACCTGGACGGCGGCGATCAACGAAGCGGCACGATCACTGACCCTCGACGTCGCGCCTGACAACGCCAACCTGGAGAAGATCCACGCCTATTTCTCCGGGCGGGCGCCGATCGTGGTTCGGAGCTCCCACGTTGATGGCGCCGAAGGCGATCTGGTCTTCACCGGAAAGCTGGACAGCAAGATGCCCGGGATGACGTCGGGACGTCGGAGCTTCCGGATCGCTGCCCGGGGCACCGGCGCAGCGCTGGTCGACAACGCAGCAGTGCACAGCACCGGCCGCTTCCGGTCTATGACGCCGAAGCAGATCGCCGAAGCACTGGACGAGACGAACTGCCGGATCGTGGCCGATACCGGCGCCGGCATCGTGATCCCGCGTTTCCAGATCACACCTGGCGAGACCGTCTTTGCCGCCCTGGAGCGGATGACTCGCGATCGCCGGCTGACGCTTCGCGGCGAAGCCGACGGGGCCGTCGCCATCACCAAGGGTGCGACCGGGCGCCGCCATGCCGGCGGCCTCATCGAGGGACGGACGCTCGGCGATTCCTCGGCGACCCACGATTTCTCGAAGCGGCATCACAAATACATCGTGCGCGGCCAGAGCCCGGACGGCACCGGCGCCGATTCGACCGAAATCGAAGAACAAAGCGAGGATGACGGTGTCGAAGGACCGCGCACCCGCGTTCTGATCGCCGACAAGGACCTGCAGAAGAGTGATGCCAAGGAGTATGCGCAGCATCTCCGCGACCGTGCGGCCGGAAACGCCTTGAAGGCTTCGCTCGAGCAGCCGGGCTGGCGCGATGAAGCAGGGACGCTGTGGACGCCCGGAAACCTGGTCTGGGTTGAATCGCCCTGGCTCGATGTGCGCCAGGACCTGCTGATCGAGAGAGTCTCCGGCACCCAGACGAAGAGCGACGGCAACGGCGGCGGATCGAAGGCCAGCCTCAGCCTCGTCGATCCCCGCGCCTATGGGGGCAAGAAGGGCAAGGGCAACAAGTCGGGATCCTCCTGGACGATGAGCGAGGACGAATGAGCCAGGACCAGACCCGCGCGATGATCAGCCGCGGCCGGCTGATGGGCAGCGACGACAGCGGCGACTATCAGAAGATCACGGCGCGCGGCTTCGCCCGTGAGGAGCTCGAGGGTATTGTCCGCCATCAGCAGTTCGGGCTGTCGTCGAATCCGGGGCCCGGATCCGAGGGACTGCTGCTGCGTCTCGGCGGCCGCGCAGAGCGTACCATCGCCATCCTGTTCGAGCTCCTCGGCGCCCGGCCGAGGAGTCTGCCGGTCGGTGCGACGGCGCTCTACAACGCCTTCGGCCTGGTCTGGAAGCTGCTCGCCGACAAGGCCGATCTCGATCACGGCGGCAAGAACCTGCATGCCCGTGGGGCCGGCAAGGTCAAGGTCGAGGCCTCCGACTGGATCCAGCTCGACGGCTCGGCAGTCTATCTCGGGAAGCCCCCGTACTCCCCGGTGATGACGCAAGACGGACCATCGCAGCACGTCTTTGCCGGCATCGGCCCCGCGGCTCCGGACAGCCCGGCCGGCTCGATCTGAACCCATGGACATCCGCATCGTCACGGACGGCACCGCGGTGCCGCTCTCCGCCTATTGGGACACCGTCTGGAACCCGGAATTCTCCGAGGGTGACTGGGCGCTGACCGACCCTAGCGGAAGCGCGGGGACGCAGGGCGGCCTTGCTTCTCGCGCCGGTCTCGCCACTGCGATCCTGCTGGCCCTGTTCACCGACAAGCGGGCCCCGGAGCATGTCGTCCTCGACACCGCCGATCGCGGCGGCTGGTTCGGCGACCGCATCGATGTCCGCGAGGACCTCGGCGAAACCGACCTCGGCTCATGGATATGGATCTACGAGCGCTCGGCGCTGACCGCAGATCTCCCGCAGAAGATCCGTGACGCCGCGACCGATGCGCTGGAGCCGATCCGGTTGCAGGGCGCCGTCGCCCGGTTCGACGTCGCGGTCGACATGGACCGTGCGGCCGAGACGATCGACCTCTTCGTCGATGCCTTCAGTCAGGACGGCACCGTGGTGTTCTCCCAGCGCTTTTCGATCCTCTGGAACCAGGTCTGACATGCCTTGGCCGATCTCCACACCAAGCGAAATCGCGGCCAGGCTGCGCGCCGGGTTCGACGGCGCCCTAAACGGGGCGCTAGCCCGTTTATGGCCCAACAACGTCTCGGTCTCGGCGAAGGTCTTCGGCGGCGGGCTCTCCGAAGTCTACGACTACCAGGCCTGGATCAAGGACCAGATCTTCACCCGCACTTGCGCCGATGAGGTCCTAGAGGATCACGGCGCCGATCTCGACTTGCCGATCCGGGAGGCGACCGCAGCAACGGGGCTCGTCGTCGGAACAGTTTCCGCGGCAATCGCTGTCTCCGCCGGAACCATCGTCACCAGGGGCGACGGCCGCAGCTACAGCGTCGTCGCCGATATCGGTACCTCCGGCCCTGGTGATATCGCCATCCAGGTCATGGCCGTCGAGCCGGGCGCCGGCGGTGTCGCCCTGCCCGGCACGGTGATGACGATCGCCGGCGTCGACGGCGCTGTGGTCGATGGTGCCGGGCTGACCGGCGGGGCGGATCGGGAAAGCTATGACAGCTACCGGGAGCGGCTGCTGTTCTTCAAGGCCTACCGCCCCGGCCACGCCCGGCCGTCGGATTATGTGATCTGGGCCAGCGAGGTTAGCGGGGTCAGCCGCGTCTTCGTCGAGCGCCGCCCCTATGGCCCCGGCACGGTTCGGGTCTTCCCGCTCTTCGACGGGATCTACGAGGACGGGATTCCGCCCGCTGGCGAAATCGCCCGCGTGCAGAGTTACCTCGACGTCGTCGGCGCCTCCGGTGTCGCCGACATCATCGTCGCGGCCCCGGTCGCGCAGCCGATCCCGGTCGAAATCGACGAGCTGAAGCCGAATCTCATCGGTGTCCGCAACGTCATCCGTGACGAGATCCGCGCAACCGTCCGCCGCCGCGGCGTTGTCGCCGGCTCCGATACTCCGCACCCCGCCATGCCGTTTCTGGCCACGCCGCAGAGCTTCTCCCGGTCCTGGATCGGGCAGGCCATCTCCAACGCTGCGGGCGAGGACCGGCATGACCTCATTCTGCCGGCGAGCAACGTCACCGTCTCGGCGGGCAGCATCGCGACCTACAGCGACCCGGTGTTTTCGTGATCCTCGGACGTCTCTGCCCGTCGATCGAGGATGTCCGAGCCGCCGTATTCGCCTACCTGCCCCGCGGCCGGGCCTGGCAGACCAGGAGCGGCGGTCCGCATCCCGGCTCAATTCTCTACGGGTATTGGTCTGCGGTCGCCGACGAGGTGAAGCGGCTCTACGACCGGGGCTGTGCGCTTGAACTGGAATTGCTCTGCTCGACGGCCGTCGAAACCAAGCCGGAATGGGCGGCCGAGGTCGGACTGCCCGATGGCTGTGGCGTCGAGCAGGACCCCTGCCCTCGGGGTCATCCGATCTTGGGCGATCTCTGCGATCTCCTGGAAAGAACCGCCGCATCGGCGGGCTTCAGCATCGTCTGCTCCCGCGCCGCGATCTATTGCGGCGAGCGCGTTGGCCGCGCCCGCGCGGGCCGGGCCCGCGCCGGCGGCGCCGGGCGGCCTCGCTCAACACTCGTCATCCTGGTCGACATCGCTGCCATGGAGCAGTTGCCGGCCTTCCGCCCCGCCCGCTCTGGGCGATACCGGTCGGGCCTTTTGAGGCGCTGCGGTTTCGACGTTGCCAAGCTGCGCTGTGTTCTCGAGCCCTTCGTCCCGGCACATGCCGAGATCCTTATCCAGCCGACAGGAGCCTGACCGTGGTCAAGCCACTCATTCCGCCCGCCGTCGACGTCCTGGGCCCCTACCTCACGACGCCTCAGAGCGTCAGCAGCCGCCCTGGCCGTACGGGTGATGCCGCCGGCGACGGCTTCAGCTGGTTCAGGGACTGCACAGATGAGAATTCTGAGGACGGGACCCCGCTAGGAGCGGAGTTCCTCAACAATCTGAAGGCTCAGTTCATTACGCTGTTCCAGGCGGCCGGGCTTACTTTCGATGCCGACGAACTGCTGGCCCTCGCGATTCAGTCGGGCCGCGTGAATTTCGGCGGCACCTCGGCGGGGACGGCTAACGCCCCGAGCATTACGCTGGTCCCACAGCCGACCGATTGGTCGGCGCTTGTCGGAGCGGATATCAACTTCGTTGTCGGCATTACCAATACTGGTCCGGCCGCGCTGGCGGTCTCCGGGCTTGCGGGGACGAAGCCGATCGTTCGCCCCGGCGGCGCGGCGCTAAAAGCCTCCGACCTTGTCGCCGGCGCCGTGTTCCGCGGCATGTACGACGGCACCTCGATCCAGATGGCAGGCATCACGCAGAGCACGCCGGGTAGCGTCGATGTCTACGGTGTGCCCGGCACCACCAATTGGACGGTTCCGGATGGCGTCTTCAAGATTCGTGCGCGGGTCTGGGGCGCTGGCGGAGGCGGGGGCTCAATGATCAGCGCCGACGGCGCCGGCGCCGGCGGCAACGGCGGAGGGTACGCCGAAGGCGTCTATTCGGTCACGCCGGGGGACGTCATCGCTATCGTCGTCGGGGCCGGCGGCGCCAAGGGCACCGTGGCCGGGGGCGGCACCAATGGGCTTCAGGGGGGGACCTCATCCGTTGGATCTCTGCTCTCCGCAACAGGCGGTGGTGGGGGTGGTTCTGGCTACGCCGGATACGCAGCACTGGCTTCGGTGATCAAAGGGGTCGGGACTGGGGGCCAGATCAATCTCGATGGTCAAGTCGCAGCAAATGCTTACGTCATTGGGGCCGTCTACATGGCCTCGGCTGGTGCCGGCACCTACAACACTCCAGGAACGGCCGCCTCGCGCGGCAACTCGTTCAAAGGTCAGCAGCCCGGCGGAGGCTCGTCAGGCGTTGCCGGCATCGTCACGAACGCCACCGACGGCGCCGACGGCATGGTCATCATCGAGTACTGAGGAGCGATTCGATGCAGAAGTACGCTCGCGTCATCGATGACCATGTCGTCGAGACCTTTACGCCTCCGGAGGGCGGCAAAATCGGGGATTGCTTCCATCCTGACATCGCTGCCGAATTCATTCCTTGCGGTCAGGCCGTCGGTCAGGGCTGGACGGTAGCCGGAGGCAAATTCACCGCGCCGGGTCCGGTCGTTCCGGAGGAGGCGACAGATGGCCAGGACTGAGTATTTCACCCATCCCAAGATTGCCAAAGCCGAAATCCCGGCATGGGAGCAGACGCCGTTCGTGCTGAATGGCGATCTCTATCATGCCGGCTTCCGGCGGGCCTGGTCGGCGACCTGTGGCCACGGCATCATCATCGAGAAATTCGATGCGGTGCGCCGATGCTTCTACAAAGTCGGCGACCTGCCGACCGATCGCTATCTCGGCTGCGTCCTGACGCTCGACGATGGCCGCGTAATCGTCTTCACGACGACGGACGTCGCCTTCACTGAAAACAGCGTCATGGCGCGGGAAGTCGACCCTGAGACGTGGACCTGGGTCGGCGAGGAGTGGGAGGCATTCCAAGCGCCCGTCGGGTTCAGCGTCTTCAATTCCAGCGCGTGCGTTTATCCAGGCGGGTACGCGCTGGCGGTGGAGACAGATGAGGGCAACATCGGGCCAGACGGTAAGCCCATCGCTTTCAGCATGCGGATCGTCACTTCCACCGATCTGCACACCTGGGCCCCCGCGGGCGGATTGTTCTACCCGGACATCTATTTCGCCTGTCCCTCCATCCGCTGGGTTCCTGAGGCTGGGCGTTTCATGGGAACCTTCCTCTGGCAGAACAAGGACCCTGCACTTCCGGACGATCATCCGCTCAAGATCATCTTCGAGAGCGGCACCTTCTGGATCTCTGCGGACTTCGCCTCATATGACGTTTTCCACGGGAGCCCGACCGTTGATGCACATGCGCCGCTGATGTCGCCGGATGCCTGCGAAGGCGTCAACAACTCCGATGTCGATTTGGCCGAGTGGTTCGACCCGATGCCGCGCCCCGGCTTCCCGGAAGGCGGATGGGTTGTCCACTACGTCTACATGACGGGTGATCAGAAGACCTGGGCGTTCAACAACTACGCCAGGTTCGAGGGCCGGCTAATCGACTATTACCGGTCGCTCTGGCCAGCGTGAAATGAGCCGCTTGGCGAAGTTCTGCGCCGGCATCTCGACCAAACGATAGCTGCAGTAGGCAGCAGCAAGGGTTAGGCCCAGCGCGATCGCAGCCTGGATCGGCGTCAAGAAGCCGAACTCGCCGACCGCTCCCATAACGAGCGGGTGAAGCAGGTAGATCGAAAAGCTGATCTGCCCGGCAAGCGTGAGCGGCTTCCAGCGCAACCATATGACCAGCGGGCTCCCGTAATGGGCTGCGGCGATGGTGCATGCCGCGGCCAAGGAAACGGCGGATACGCTGAAGCCGTTCTCGTGCTTACTGACGGCAGCGATGCTCAATCCGATGGCGACGAGGAACAGCGCCGACCCGATCGTAGGCCTTTGCTTCTCGTCGGTGATCAGGAGCCGGTAGACCAGCATCCCGGTCAAGAACGAGTGGAAGTGCCAGAAGATCGTGAAGTTAGGCTGTTGAATGCCGAGGAACGTCGTGATGGCTTCGCAGACCGGCGGCCACATCAGTATCGCGGTTACGGCGACCATGCTCCAGGGCGCGGTGATGAGCCAGGCGAGCACGAACGGAAACATGAAGTAAAACAGGAACTCGACGAAGATCGACCACTCGACGCCTATCAGGGCATTCCTCGTCGTGGGGTCGAAGATGCTGATGAGCGTCACCTCGCGGACCAGGACTTCGGCAATGTGCTGCGCCGGCATGCCACCATGCATCTTGATCACCGCGGTCACGGCGCAGACGGCGTAGAACAGCGGCATGATCCGAAAATAGCGACGGATGAAGAAGGCGCGCCAGTCGACGGGTGTCCCCTCGAACGCCTGAGGTAGGCTCAGGCAGAGGCAGAAGGCAGAGACGACGAAGAACAGCGTCACGCCGTATTTTCCGTGGTCGACGAAGGCGTTCCCGGTTTCTCCGAAGGCGCGAAGCCCGAAGCCCCCCGAGTGGATCAGAAAGACCGCCAGCGCTGCAATCGCGCGTAGGCCGTCGAGCTCCAGAATGCGCCGCTTCATATCTGGCGCTTAGCACGTTCCCGCCCCACCAGCCACAGCCGCCTACGGGCGGCGTTTTTTCTGTCCGGAGCTACCCATGATCCGCGTCGTTCTCGCGGGCGCTTTGGCGCTCGCGCTTCTGCTTGGCTGCACGCCGCACCAGCCACCTGGTGGCGATCTCTGGCGAGTTCCGGGGCTCGGCCGATGAGCCTCGTCAGCAACTGGCGGCGGGTGCTTCGCCATGCGTGGTCGATCCGCTTCATCATCGGGGCAGGCGTCCTCGCCGGCGCCGAGGCCGCTCTCCCACTGGTGCAAGAAGTACTGCCCGTGCCGCGCGGCTGGCTCGCGGCTGGCTCGCGGCTGCATCGCTCGCCGTCACAGCCGGCGCCTTCGTTGCCCGTTTCGTCGCCCAGCAGTCGGTGTCGGGAGGCGGCGATGCCGATCAATAAGATCATCGCCACAAAGCGGGGCAAGGCCGCGATCGCTGCGGCGCTCATGGCCGCCGCCGTCGCCTCCTATCAGGCGGTCCAGATGCCGGCTGCGGTCATCCTGACGACGGCGGCCGCACCATGGACAGGACCGTGATCCTGCCTATCCGGTCGAAATAGCCGGCGCCACAGCTTCACCCACCGGAGAGATCAATGACGGCTCAGAATTTCGCGCCGGCGCTTGCGCGCGTCCTGGTGCATGAGGGCGGCTATGCCAATCACCCGCAGGACCCGGGCGGCGCGACGATGAAGGGCGTGACGCAGCGCGTCTACGACGCCTATCGCACCCGCCGGAACCTCACGAAGCGCTCGGTGGCGTCGATCGAGGAGGCCGATCTGCAGGCGATCTATCGCCGGCAGTACTGGGACGCGGTCAAGGGCGACAAGCTGCCGGCCGGCGTCGACTATGTCGTGATGGATGGCGCCGTGCATTCCGGCCCGTCTCAATCGGCCAAGTGGCTGCAGCGCGCGCTCGGCACCGTCAAGGTCGACGGCGTCATCGGCGAGGCGACGCTGGCCGCCGTCGAGGCCCATCCGGACCATGACCAGCTCATCGCCCTGATGATCGGCCGGCGCCTCGCCTTCCTCGAGGCGCTGCGCACCTGGCCCGTATTCGGGCGCGGCTGGGCGAGCCGCGTGGCGCAGGTCAAGCAGATCGGCCAGGCCTGGGCGACGGGCTCCATCGGGCCGCAGCCGGCCTTCTTCCTCGGCGGCAACGCCAAGGCGACGATCGACCAGGCGAAGCCGCTGCCCGCCAAGGGCCCGGCCGATGCGACGACTGGCGCCGGCGTCACCTCCGGCACGCTCGGCGGCGTGATTGAGGCGGCGCGCCAGCAACTCGATCCGCTCGCGGCCTCCTCCACCGTCATCGGCTATGTCGTCACCGCGCTCGTCGTCACCGGCGTGCTGTTGACCGCCGGCGGCTATGCCTATCGCTGGTATGCCGCCCGCAGGGCAGCGCGCCGGGCCGATGCGCTCGACCTTCCCGAGGGCGTGGCGGCATGAGCGCGCTCCTCGGCGGCCTGCTCTCTGCGCTCTGGCCCTACCTCGCCGCAGCCGGCGCCGCGCTCGTCGCCGTGCTGACGGCCTATGGCAAGGGCCGCTCCGACCAGAAATCGAAGACCGAAACGAAGGATCTCCGCGATGCGAACGACATCCGCAAGCAGGGCGCGGACGCTCGCGCTGGCGCTGCCATTGCTCCTGAGCAGCTGCGTGACGACGACGGGTGGCGGCGAGACTAGGGCCGCGCTCTGCGACCAGTTCCGCCCCGTGCGCTGGTCGCTGAGCGACACCGACGCGACGATCGCCCAGACCAAGCAGAACAACGCGGTCGGCGCGCGCGTCTGCGGGTGGATGCCCGGGAAATGATCGCGCGGCCCCGGCCCTCGGCCGGCCCATACAGCTCGAACCGCCTGTTCGAATGGATCATGGCGGGCGGGCTGCTGCTGATCGCCTTCACCCTGGCGCTCCCCGGTGACTCGCTCGACAGGGGGACGCTGCGGCTGCTGGCGGAGAACGGCGCCAGCGAGGAGGCCATGGCGGTAACGCTGGCCTGCATCGGCTCGATGCGGTCGATCGCTCTCTTCGCCAATGGCAAGCTGCCCGTCTACGGGCCGCTGATGCGCTATGCCGGCTCTTTCGTCGGCGCCTTCGTCTGGATGATGCTGATGCTGCCACTGGTCTACGACAGCCTGCTATCCGGCAAGGTGTCGATCTTCGTGCCGCTCCTTGGAATGCTGACACTCGGAGAGCTGATCTCCGTTTACCGGGCGGTGAGAGATGGCGGATTTCGCAGGCGCTGAGATTCTGAAACCCTTCCCGCTGCTGCAGCTCGCCGGCGGCGTCGTCGTCATCATCCTGGCGATCTTCATGACCCTGCGCGGGGCGAAGGACAACAAGAAGGACGGCCACCTCGCGCCGCAGGGGCATGACCCCTTCGGCCTCGTCGTCCTCGGCAATTCCATCCTCGCACAGCTCAGCATCGTCGCGGAGGGCGTCCGGCGGATGTCCGCCCGGATGGATGATCTTCATGACGAGCAGATCAAGACCAATGCTCGCCTCGGCGAGATGACCGATCGCCACGCCCGGGAGATGGATTCCCTGCGCGACACGATCGAGCGGGTCGAGCGCAAGCCCCGGCCGGGGCGGCGCAACTGAATTCGGCATCAGCCGATCCGCGCCGGCGGCTTCCGGCCATCACCAAAGGAGAAGACCGATGACGGTCCGTGCCAAGTTCTTCGTCAAGTCGATCAACCACATGGGAACGCCAGGGAGCGACCCCGTCGCCGAGATCGCCATGGCGCCGGTGTTCGGCAGCTACGGAGACGGCAAGGTTAATGAGACCTGGTCGAAATACACGCCCTCCGGCGAGCTCAAGATGACCGTCACCAATCCCGGCGCCATCGAGCAGTTCGCGATCGGCAAGGCTTATTTCCTCGACTTCACGCCGGCTGACTGACGCCGCGATCGCCTCGGCGATCGTCTGGCCGGCATTATCAACCGCCTCACTGGGCGTTTTCCTCCGTAGACCGTGAGCCGGGCTCCGAAAGGGGCCCGGCGCTCTTTCTTGTTGTGGCATTCGCGCTTCCAAGGTAGTTTCCAGGCAGACCGGCGTATCGTGGGCTCGCAATCCGCAACCGTGACGATTTTAATGCGGCTTGGTCTCCCGCGGCGATGAGCGTCCATCGCAAATGCGCTTGGCCACCGCCAAGCTCGGCAATCAAACATGGAGAAGCGCCACATGGCGCGATCTGGCCACTGGGCGAGAGCCCTTGTGCTGGAGCTCGTCCGCGCCGGCCTCGTAGGGCTGGTAAGCGAGCTGGTGAAGCACGCTGCGAGAAACTTAATCTCGTAAATAGCTCGGCCCCGTCAGCTCCCGCTGGCGGGGCCTCTTTTTTCAATACCGCTTCGTCTCGGCGTTGCTGCCGATCCGGCGCATGTGCTCGACGTGGGCTGCCCAGCCTTCTTCGCCGATAAAGATCAGGTAGCGTTCGAAGGCCTTGCGGAAGGCCGGGAGGCAGCCTTCGCGCGTGGCTGCTCTGCCTTCCGTCGGCGTCGCCTGCCGGACGCCGTTGGCGAGCTCCCCAGCGTGTATGTTGATGGTCCAAGTCCAATGCGGCTCGTCGCCGCTCGGACCCTGCTGCTGGGCGATCGAGCCGACATAGAGGCCCCGATAGATGACCTTCCAGAACTTGTCGTCGTCCTCGGGACGAGGGTGGCCGGTGTAACTGCGCCGGAGAACGAGCGCGGCGCGTGACATGGTCAGTGCGCCGTAGCTGGCTGCAGGAAGCGCATCTCGGCGAGCTTGGCATCGATGGCGTGATAGAGTGCTGACGGTGGCTGCGGCTTGATCGCGGCATCGCCGGCGCCGATCGTGCCCCGGCGGGGGACCAGCATGTAGTTGCCGTCGACTAAGTCGGCATCGATGACGACGATCTCGAAACTGGCATCGTCGAAGCACCGGGTCAGGGTTGCCAGCACCTGGTCCTGGTCGGTCGCCGCCGAAGCGGCATGCGACGGGCCGATCGCGATAACGAAAGCGTATTTCTCCGTTGCGGCGGGCATGTTGCACTCCTGACCGTTGACGACCCGATGCCGTGTTCTCTTTATGTTCCATTTCTGACGAAGGCCAGGCGTGCCGTCAATCGTCGCTGCAGGCATCTCGATCTGCCGGTCTCTGGCGGCATTGCATGGGATTCCCTTATAGTTCGCGAAACGAGGGCTGATTGATGGCATCGCTGCAGAAGCGGACCTGGACGAACAAGACCGGCGAGATCTCGACGGCCTGGCGCGTCACCTATACCGACCAGAGCGGCCGGATCCGGACCAAGCAGTTCGAGAAGCGCGCCGACGCCAAACAATTCCGCGACACCGTCACCTCGCAGGTCGCCGACGGCACGCACGTCCATGACCGTGACACCATCACGGTGAAAGAGGCGGCCAAGATCTGGCTCAAGGCGACACTCAACGGCCGGGACGGCCGAGCTCCAGTCGAGGAACACACCTACAAAACCTACCGAAGCACGGTTCGCAATCAGATCGAGCCCCGTCTCGGCTCGGTGAAGCTCAGCAAGCTGTCGAGAGCGGCGATCGCCGCCTTCCGCGACGATCTGCTGGCCGACGGCGTGACGCGCTTCACCACGAAGCGCGCGGTGAGCACTCTCGGAGCGATCATCGACGAGGCGATGTCCCGCGAGTTGGTCGCCGTCAATCGCGCCCGCGGCGTCAAGGTCGCGACCAGGACCCGCGACGTCGACGAGGATGACGAGCGTGTCGAGATTCCTGACGCCGACCGGGTCCGGGATCTCGTCGCACGGGCCCGGCTCTGGAGCCAGGCGCCGCCGGCGATCGTCATCAAAGGGCGCACCACCAACAACCCCCGCTTCGCCAAGGAACGCGGGCGCATGCTCTACGTGCTGCTCCGCGTTGCCGTTGCGACCGGCATGCGAATTTCGGAGATCCTCGGACTGCCCCGCAGCAATGTCGACCTGTCCGCCGGCACCATCACGGTCTCACAGCGCCTCTCCCAATCGGGCAAGATCGGCAAGCCGAAGTCGAGAGCCGGATATCGCACGCTCGATATCCCCGGCGACGTCGTCAAGGAACTCCGGGAGTGGATCCTGCAGCGGCCGAAGGGTGAGCTCGATCTGGTCTTCCCCAACGCGTCCGGAGGCGTTGAGCACTACACCAACTTCCGCCGCCGCTTCTGGCTCCCGCTGATGCAGGCCATAGGGTCGGCGCGCATGGTCCCGGCCGGCGACGAGGATACGCTTGATCTCGAGTGCGACTTCACCATCCACTCGCTTCGGCATTTCCATGCCTCGCAGTACATCGCCACCGGCGCAGACCCGCTCGATGTGAAGACCCGCATGGGCCACTCGTCGATCCAGGTCACCTATGACGTCTACGGCCACCTGTTCCAGAGCGCCGAAGCTCAAGCCCGCCGGCGGGCTCAGGTCGAGCGCATGGAGGCAGAACTGTTCGGCGGCCGCCCGGCGGGCGACTAG